AAGGTGTCACCTTCGACCCACGCTCAAAAGACATTCAAGGTGATGCGCGACAACATCGAGAATTTATTATGCGCGCCTTGTCACCTGAAACAATCAACGTCATGGACGAAGCGTTTGCTTTGTTGAAGGGCAACCGCGATATGCGCGATACAGACGGTAAACCCATCGAGCATCCCGCCGCTATGGTGTATGACAACCTCGCCGCGCAAATAGAAGACCCAAACGCACCTTTCCATCCCAATGATGAATCTGTGGCTGACGCTATGGAATCAATGCGTCGCTACAACCCAAGTCGGTTGAGGCGAGAAAAAGAGCGAGCAAGAGAGCAGACGAGCAGAACGATGGAGTCCGGCAACGAAGAGTTCACACCCGGTTTTAATCCCGGTATCAAGAGGATGCCCCGACCCGAACCTTGAGGTGCGCGCATGAATTGGTGGTGGCGTATGCTCAAGGAGGCTAAGTCTCCCAAAGCAATCGAGCATAAGCGCAAGTATGAAACAGAATACGAATCCACTCCTGAACGTAAGAAGTATCGCAGGGACTTGGAACGTGAGCGTCGTAAGCGCGGTGTTGCAGGTAAGGGCGGTAAAGACATGAGCCACACCAAGCGAGGCACAATCGTTCCCGAAGACCCACACACGAACAGGGCGCGCTCTCATCCGTCAGTCGGTTCGACACTCAAGACGTTTCTGCGTCATTGCGACTACTGCGGTGTCGTTACGAGACCGGGTCAACAATGCAAGTGTGGGAACATGGTGAAAGCACCACAGATGGTGGTCATCAAAGCACCACAGATGAATCTTAGCGGTCACTCCGCTGAATGCGAATTGTGCAAAGCACCGATGAGTGGTCAAGAAGCGGCCATGTCAAACCAAATGTTCGGCGCATCTGTATGCACACCCTGTATTATGAAGGAACAGCAAGAAATCAATCAGCAACACGATATGATGTATCACAGCGAGCCAATGGATATTGTAGCGCGCTTGTTGAAAGATGAAGACCCGAATCAAAAACGCTTGTTCGTTCAAGGACAGAAAACCCTCGACGGGCGACCTGCTTTCTCCCCAACAGACTTTTCAGCGCAACAACAACGAAGACAGGTTGCTGTGGATGAGGAACGAAGAAAACAAAATCGAATGCTTGAGCGTATGCGTCATGAGGCATTAACCAACAAAGAACGCAATGCGAAATTCAGACAAAGGCAAGCGCGAGCAAAACAGATACGGGAAGCACAACGACGTAAGAACGCCAAAGGGCTTACTCCGCTTCCTCGATTTCAGCAGAATGAGGAATAGGGATATTGTTTATCCTACGCACCGTTTGGTCGGCTAAGTAAAGTATCAACTCAAACGCTACAAGAGCGATGATAACAACGAAGAGTGTTGTAATCAGCGCAACAATCATTGTCCGCGCCTCGCAATAATGTCGTCAATGCGGAGTATAGAACAAGCCACTTCTGTCGCTGAACTGATGATTTGCTCGATAAGCGCGGCGGGTTCCCATACGCCCAATTCGGCTGTGTTGGTGATTTCACCTTCGCCTGTGAAGTCGATGTAAAGACCTTCCAAGTCTGAACATGAACGCAGTTCCATAACGACGTCAAGTGGGTCCATACCCGCGTTGCTTGCAATAGCGGCAGGGATAATCTCAAGCGAGTCAGCATAGGCTTCCATACACATTCTTTCACGCGCGGTCATGTCGGGAGATTCCGTAGCATGTTTGCGTATAATCATGGACAACTTCGACATGACTGCTCCGCCACCGGGATACAGACGCTTGTCCTGCATGAAAAGGCACGCTACACCAAGAGCATCCTCAAACGCACGTTCGTATTCATCGAGAGTTTGTCGAGTTGCGCCTCGTATAATCATAGTAAGTGTGTCGCTTTCCTTTGCTGATACAGATACATAATCAAGGTCGCCAATTTTAATTGACGCGACTGTTCCTTCGATGCGTAGGTGTGCGTCTTCAGGAACATCTGTGATTCGATGGTATGCCGATACCCCCGTTATGCGGGAGATAGCATCAAAGTCGCTTTGTTGCACACGACTGACAACTCCAACGTCTTGACTGTCGAGGTATTTTGCGACAGCCTCATGAACGCCGTCTCGGACAATGACAACATCGCACATCTCGGCAATAACAGACGAGACGTTGCTTAGGATTTGCATTTCTTGTTGGCGAATTTGTTCAAGTTGTGAGGGGTCGCTGATTTGCATTTGCACATCTTCGTAGTTAAATCCGTCAAGACCACCGTCGAGAAGAAGAATACGAGGATGATGCCTCTTTCCTCCTTCGTAATCAGGATTGACAAACGTCTTGTTAAGAACGAGTCCTTCGTGAATATACGACGAGTCCATGCTACCACCTGCTTGTGTTAGTATGCGAACGCGCTCCAATTCACCATTGACTCTATGCGCCGCGTCTCCTACAATTTGTGCCGCAAATCCAAGTGATGATTCAGATGCTTTGCCACGCAATGCAGTTGCGGCTACATGCTCGACTGCTACATTGTGTTCAGCGTCAGGCATGTTGCGAAGAGCAATCTTCGATGCTTTGTTAAATGCGCGCACAATAACTTGTGGATGGATACCTCGCACAAGCAGTCCTTCGCTCAATGCGAGCATTTGACCTGCGAGGACAACAACACTTGTTGTTCCATCTTTGCATACTTCTTCTTGTGTCTGACTCGCTTGAACCATCATCTGCGCACCGGGATGCGCGGTGTCAAGTTCTCGGAGAATTGTGATACCATCGTTGGTAACAATTGTTTCTCCGCGTTCGTCGACGAGCATCTTGTCCATACCCGCAGGACCAAGCGTCGACCTTACGGTCTCCGCTACTTGAACTGCGGCTCGGATATTACTCATTTGGGCTTCTCTTCCTGTCTTTCTTTCTTCTGACATTTTTTCACCATCCTATTTGGTATTCCTCAATCAGTCCTGTCTCTTCATTACGGCCTTTGACAAAGCCTTCGTTTCTTCCATGAAGAAACAGGTCATAATTGAGTTGGCAATCTGCAATGCAGTATTTCATGACGTCCAATTCTCGGCCTTCTTTCCAAGCCACAGGCGCGTCCGCTGAATCCATGATTTCTTTTCCTTTACCGAGTGTGTGTTTGCATAACGAATCAAGTCCGTGACTTTTACCACAAGCATCACGCACCGTCCACGATGTATCAATCACGGCTTTATTTTCGATAGTGTTTTTATTCAGCAACACACCTGCGTAATGCATGTCAAGCGCGTCTCTCAAAACAGGTAAGTCGAAACCACGAATGTTGTGTCCAACGATGACTCCACCGTTGTCGACGTGCTTCTTGAGATGCTCACCCAATTCTCTTGGGTGAAGAGGGTGTATTTGCGCGCCGTCAATTTCAATGTTTTGAGCGTGGCTGAATGCTTTGGTGAACACATGTGCCTGTTCGCCATCCCATGTGGCTACAACTGTCGGGTCAAACAAGTGGTAATGACTCCAACCGCCAATCTCATGCGAGTAGTTCGCTGTTTCAATATCGAGTGCCATTACTTTGCTCACTTTGTCACCCCCTTGTCTTCAAATGGATATGGGTTTTGAGGATTGTAAACCGCACCTAATTTATTTTGAAGCGCGTCCAATAATTCTCTTGACTCGTTTATGTTTTTCAATGCACCACCCGCGATGTCTGCTATGATACGAATTGTCACAGCCGCGCCCGGCATATTCGGAAGGTCGAGAGCGACGTCTCCACCTTCAAGAACGTCAAGCACTTCGGATAATATCTGTTTGAAAAGTTCTTCTTGTTCTATTGTGTTCATACTTAGTCCTCCTTGAATCGAACATACACAGCATTACCGACACGGAATGTGTTGAAAAGACCTTCCACGTCTTTGTATCGCTTGTAAACCGTTGGCTTGCTCTTACCAAGTTGGTTGGCATATCGGTCAAACATGTCGTTCTTGAGAACCCATCCTTCACCCTTTCCTTCGATTTCTGTTTGCTTACAAGCCTTGAACGCGTTAGACCATTCATCCTTGCGCGCAATCTTTTCAGCGGCTTTCGCACCAACCTCGACTTCGGACTCAAGCCAAAGAACGAGTTGCTCATAGATGTCATAGAGAACTTCCGTTGCCATTTCAACATCGTCGCCTGTGACTTTCCACTCACCATCGAATGGTATGTTGTCACGTTCGACTCGCATCAATGCAATGTGGGTTGCAAAGACGATTGTGTAATTGAGGATGTTGGGGATAAAGGAACAAACAACATCAGACAAGTGCTTTTCCATACCACGAACGAGTGTGTAGTATTCTTCTGTTGAAGCCATCAATTGAGGTTCAAAGGATGGGTCAACGTTGAACATGTCATGCATACAAGCGCGTGCTACATCTTCCTTACCTGCCGGTGAGAGTTCTTCCCACTCTTGTTGTGTCATATCAACACAGTTCAATAAGCGCGCTTCTGTCTTTTCACGAATACGAATGAAGTGTTGAGCAACATCTTCAAGCGATTGAACTTCGGTTAGTTGGTTTTTGAAAACACCACTCATTCTTCTTTCGGATACCATCTGTCGCATATCATCGCTCCACGGTCGGTAAAGCAACAAAACGCGTTGGAAAAGACCTTTGGTCAAAACGTATTCTTTGACTCCGCTTGGTGGAAACGATGTAATCCAAAACGACACACGCGATTCTGTTTCGACTGTTCCGTTCTTCATGTGTTTGGTCAAGGTGTTGCTGTGGCTTCCGACAGGATTCATGGCCTGTTGAAGATACAGAATGACTTCTGAAAAGAATTGCTTGGGGTTGGATTGAAGAAGGATTGAACCTTCATCGAAGTTCAAACACTTCTTACCGCCGAGCAACCCTTCGTTTTGAACAAGGTCGTATCCTCCATCACCATCACTCACCGAGTCGATTGACCCGATAAGCGCGCTGTCAGTTCCGCTTGTGAACATGTCGATGTTCAGACCTGCTAAGTCGGCTACTTCTCCTGTGAATTCCCAAGCAATCGACTTACCTGAACGCGTTGCTTGTATCCAAAATACATGTATTCGCGGGTCAAGTGCCGAAGCCCATACGGGTATTCGGGCATAGTCAACAAGGGCTTGGCCTTGAAGATAAAAGAATGATATGAGGCCGGGAACTTCGTTGAAGAACGAAGTCATTCGGAAACGCTCAAGGTATTCCTTCATCATTGGGTATTCTTTCACTACTGTGTATTGGTTCCATTGTCTTTGGGGCATATTTTTTTCTCCTTTTTTTGGGTCGGACAACTCTTGGGAATGGTGGTTGGCCTATAACCATTTCTTATTTTCTTGTTTATCACTATCTTATAATAAAGATAAAATGATTGGATTCGTATTGGTGTCATCATAGTATCACCGTTCGACGCGAACTTCTTCTTCGCTCGTCAACACTTCAATAACACGATTGCGCAACACCTTCCCCATACGAGGAACGTCACGCAAACATTCTCCACATGCGACTTCTTCGATTGAGCCACATGCGTTGATAATCGCATCAGCCATTTCAGCACCGATGCCGGGAATTGTAAGCAACATATCGGCGCGCACATCATTTGTGCTAACACGACGCACCGCTTGTGCGCCATGCCGACTTGCTTTTTTGTAGGTCTTTTCATGCAAAGCAACCATAAATTGAGATGCTTCGCTAACGTTTGGCGCACGATAAATCAAGCAACCAAAATCTGCAACGACGCGACCAAGAAAGCCCGACATCTGTTTCAATGCCTGACTGACAGTAATGGAAGAGCCGCGACTTTGCGCACGTCGAACGTAATCTTTTACTTCGCCCCACACCACCAAACCATAGTTACCATCATTGGCGTCCATGTTATCGAGTTGTCGCATCAGATGACCGCTTCGTATTGATGAGAAGAGGTCGTCGACGCTCTTGGCTTCAATCAACCAATCACCACATTTGTAATCACCGTTGACAAGATTTTCTCGCGAAATACTAATGCGAGGGCTTCTCGCTTTGGCTCTTCTTTCGATAGAAGATACAAGCGCGCCACGTTCGTTTGTGTCGATAATCAATGGAGGTTTCATTCGATAAGCCCCCATATGTATGTGTCATATTTACTCGCTGATGACACAGTCGATTCTTTTGTCACTTCATCCAAGATGATGAAGTCAGGATTCTTTGCTAACACATTTGACAGCGATGCTCTTGTTGGTGTTCGTCGCGGCCATCGTTGTTTGATTGCGTCCATAATTTCATGTAGGGTCATTTCTCCGCCTTCTCGTAATACTGTTTTTGTAAATCTGATAAGTTGCTTAGTCATGAACCTCACCTGTTCCATCCCATAGACGACAGCGACCAATACAAAGACCCTTCCCTATCAGACTTTCACAGCGTTCGCTGTATCCGCCTTCGACAATAGAGCGCACTTGATATTCGGTAACGCCGGGATTGTAGTCAGCCCATTGTAACGACTTGATGAAATCATGAATCGACAACACATGTTTGTTTCTCATTTGCGCGGTTGTTCTATGCACAGGTAAGAAGTTGCGAAGTCGAGAAGCAAGGTAAATTGCGAGACTCGCGCGACTGATGTGTGGTGGGTTGCTACCCACTTGACAGGCCGCTTCTGAAAGACACGGAAGAATCTTGACTCCCTCCATCCTGACAGCGTCGAACTCAACAGGTTCACCTGTTTCTTTGAATCTGAATTGATTGTCTTTGACTTCTTTGATTGGTAAATTGACGCCTTTCTCACCATAGAAGTGTGCGGTATTGCGCGGTTGATGAGCCAAGTGGCAAATCTGTTCCCAATTGTTCATCGTTAGCATATCGCTTGTAAGTGGAATACTCCAACGAAGAACGTGCTGTTTAGCGTTGTATGAATTAGGAACACGAATCATACGCGCGGTGTCAAATGGCACAGTCGGGTCCATGCAATACAATTCCATGTCTTTCTTCCATTGATTGATGACCTTCTTACCTGCCGCTTTGATGTGAGAGACTTGAATCCCGTTCGATGGCAAGTGTGTTTTGTCAAGCGCAATCCAAATGTGAAATCCATTACCGCTGAACCACAAACCATGTTTGATATTTTCTTCAAGCAAATGATAGTGAAGACGACGAACTTGTTCGACAACCTCATCACCCTCAACTTCAACCATGTTGCTTCCCTTACGATACTTCTTGTCGAAGTCCAACACGAAATGAGAGATGATGGCTGTGTTGTATTCAGCGCGACGACCGTTTGGTTTGACGGCCCGAAAGCCATACACAGACATATACGCGCATTGTGAATTTTCCAACGATGACCAATAGCGTTCAAATTCTGATTGGTTGTTGACAATTTTTCTGAACAATCCAACTTCTTTTGGAAAATCAATTGGTAATGCTTTCATGGTCAAACCTCATTCCCGCAGTAATAGCGAAGTCTTTCAATTTTTCAACGCATTGAGAACAGACTTTTTGATGTTCTTGGATTCTCCAATACTCACAGATAGGGCAATCAACCATCTTCAGTATCTTCTCGGCTCTCGCATACATATCATCAACAATTTCGTCGGGCGTCATCAGCATTCACCTCGTTCCCAACATTCATCCAAGTCTTCTTCACAATCGAAACAGATAGGACAGTAATCGGATGTCATTCGCTCACCTGTATTGCATACTTCGGACACAGTTCAAGTTTATCGCAGTAAGAGCATGGTGAAAATCTGTAATTCTCTTTTGCAATAGGGAACTCTTGGTCAAGATACATCTTAATCAACTTCTTCATTCTGTTCTTCATCGCAACTATACCATACTTGGCTTTTTCAATTGTCCAATGGTCAGCGGAGGAATATCGCCATCCCCAATGTGTAACGGGTCTGTCGATGTTTCGCTCTTGTAAATACGCGCTGTCGCAATTTTCGATAAGAAATTTGTAAAAGGCCATCTCTCTTCTCATGTCAGATAATTTGTAGTCAGCCCATTTACCTGTCTTCAACTCGTATAGCATCAGTCCACCATCGGGTGCTTCAAACACACGGTCGATGATACCGACGAACTGAACGGGAATTGTTCCGTATCCTTCGATGTCCATATCCAACTTGACTTCAAGACGCACCTCATTTGCGAGTGGCATCCATACTTCGGATGCCATCTTAATGCGCGCGTTTTCAAATTCCATCAACCAATTCATGTTGCGGTAATAATCATCGTGATAAAACGGGAAGTCTTTGTTCTCCGCGCGACGATTTTCCATAACTTCTTTCTCACTCGGAATCAACTTCTTGAGATATTCTGTCATGTCAGCCCCATTATTCTTGAGTTGCCTGATGGTCATGCCTCGCTTTTGCTTCTCAATTTTCTGATAAAACAAATCAAGACCATTGTGAACATCATCACCCAAAACAAGATGCTTGACCAATCCTTGAGGTTTCGGATAATTATGGTCGAGCCACATCTGTTGCGCACACCAATCAATCGAACCCAATGTCGATTTACTCATGCGAATAACAATTCCTTCTTCACCCATTTCAGGTGTCCATGCATAACTTGAGCCGTCTTCGTAAATCTTTACCATCATTCTTCCTCCAAGATTTCAAGGCAATGCTCGCAGGGTGCATTGAGTTCGGGGTCTGTGCTTAGACGCTTATCGCATCGAGGACAGTAGCAATCGCAACCGTCAGATTCAACATGTCCACAAATCAACTTCGCATCAATCATTGAAATGCTCTCCCGTCGTTTGTCTCCCTGTCGATATCGTTTGAAATTCTGCGTAGCGCAAGTTCTTTTGAACGTCGCACACTATCGACATCGACCATGTAAAGGTCTTCATCCAAGTCTTCAATTGCTATCGAAACAATTGTTGCAGTAGGTATCAAGAGATATGGCAGTCTTGATTTGGTATTCTTAACACCAATGTATTCACCAAGTAAAGCATCTCCGAAAAAAAGTTCGCCTTTGGCTGATTTAATTTCTTTCGTTCCTGTTTCAAAATAGGTCAATTCAACATTCATTGCTGACCCACCATTGTCGGAGCATCAATCTTGTTGATGAAATATAGGTCAGGGAACTTACGTTGCAGTTCTTCTTGAAGTTCCGCAACTGCGCGTGCTAATTTAGCAACATGAGGTAGGTCTTCTTCAAGAGAATCAAGACGCGCGCTTGCTATTCCGTCAAGTTCGCTTACTTGCTTTTCAAGTTCGTTTATTCGGGCTTCCAATTTTTGTATGTGTTCTTCGTTTGTCATGGTCATCACCAATAGGTTGCAGGTTTGGGTTTCCCCATAGCGGCTTCAATATCCCAACCTAAGATTTTGAAGATTGCTTCGATTTTTTTCTGAACCAACTTCTGAACGATAGCCGTTTGGTCAACTTCGTATCCGTCGAGTTCATGTTCTTCACGATAAGCGGCATACTTGGTCGGTGGCATTCCTTGTGGAGGGTGCGACACATAGATGTATTGCACGTTATCACCGACTTTGAATTTCTCATCGTTGTGTGTGTTGTAGTATAGCGCGGCTTGTCCTGCCGCTGTTCGTTTTGATAACACACCGATGCGTGTCGATTGTGTTATTTCCTTGAAATTGTATTCGCCTTTACGAATAGGCATAACCATCTCAAGGACTGCGTTGCGCACATCACCTTCTGATGCACCGTTGCATATGAGTTCAAGAACTGTTCTTTCAGCACGTTTGCTGATAGGCGCGATGTTGCTTCCCTTCATGAAGTTGGCATTTTTCCATTTGCCTTTGTCTTCTTCGGGATACGAAACGATACCTGCATACATATTGCTTCCTGCTAAGAACCAATACGGCATGTAAGCCTCAAGTTCAGCAAACAACTTTTTGTTACCCGTCTCTTGTTGAACAACTTCTGTTACGCGCTGTGCTAATCGCTCGGCATCCTCAAGAGGAACTTCGATGAAAGCGGAATCGGTGAAACCATAGATGACATTGTATCCCATCTTGGTTGCTACTGAATCAAGCAAAGCAATGCATCGACGTCCCTGTGAAAGGATGGTGTCGGCAATATCCATGTCAGACCAACCGTATCCTGCGTGTGCGGTCATACCGTAAAGTGACGCCATGACGCGCTTGACTGCTGATTGTGTTGTGTTCCATGCAAGTCGCTCTTCTTTAGTTTCAGCGTCTCTCATCTTTTGCTTACACTCGTCGCGATAATCAAAGAGGTAATCGACGATTTGAGGGAGAATGCCTTTGGTCTTTTGGTCCCAAAACGTTCCGTTCTCCAATTCAATAATGCCGGGTCCGGGTCCGTCTCGTTTCGTTGTCCAACAAAGATTGAACCCTGTCATCAACGATGGATACAGCCCCTTGTAATCGAGAACAGCGATGTTCTCATAGAGACCGTTGTCCTTTCTAATGAACTCCGCGCCCTGTAATTTGTCATGCGTCGACTTGTATCGCGACATTGCTTTAAGTCCTGTTCTTCGTGAAATAAGACCGCGCGCAAAGTTTGTTACGTTCGATACAGACTTGAAAGAAACACCTGTAAGTCGAACCATCTCCATGTAAAAGTCGGTCACGTTTCGTGCTTCGTCAATACCACGAAGGAGGGCGGTGTCGAGCAAACAGTAGTCGACGAAGTCTTCCCAATGTTCATACCAACCGTTGTGAACGGTCATGCCTTCAATCTCTTCGGTCAACTTTGAACCGAGTCCGAGTGTTTCAGCAATGGTATTCAACTTGAGGTTCGGTAATTGTCCGCCTCCGCTGTCTTTCCATACACGTTCAAATCCTGTCCCTGTGCCTTCGGGTGCTGATGTGTCGAACTGAATGCGTCCTGCAATAGGTTGCGCGTCGTATCTGTATCGCTCTCCCTTTCTTGGGTATCGAATGACACCCATAGGACTTAACTTCGACGCACCGCCATGACCGTAAATCTTGTCAAGGCGTTCAATCATGTGAGGTATGTCAAAGAATGTTCCCGCGTGAGCAATCATCATGTCGGGATTGCGCGCTTGAAGGAACTCAATGAATCCGTCATACATGTCTTTCTCCGAAGTGTAAAGTCGCAGATGATATTCTATGTCTCGCACACTCCTATCCCAAAGACCCGCTTGAGTATGAGGTAATGAACAATTGGTTCGCTCATCAGCCCATGCAAAGACAACGGGTGTGTCGAGGTCGGAGTCGATGACAGCGATAACAGTCGTGAATTTATCATCACCTGTGTTGCATTCAATATCATACCACCACTTGCGCGGCTTCCATTTTGGCATCTCTTTGACTGTATCAATGAGGACTTGGTCTTCAAATCGCACATCACCTTCGTAGGTTGATGAGAACATTTTGGTCATCGCCATGATGTCGAATGGATTGGTCGATGTCACCTTTTTAAGTAGCGTCCCGTCCAATGCTTCCCAATGACCATCAACAACTTCTGCGTTCGGATAACCTCTTAGCGCGCGCTCAATAGCGTAGTTGCTCGTTGCCTTTGGGATATACATGTAGGGTAAGATGTCGTCGTGAACCTTCTCGATGAGATTTCCGTCTTCATCTCGCCATCGCTTGTAAACAAAGGGTGCTGAATCATCGTAGTAAGTCACGTCGATAATCAATCAACACCCTCCTGATGTTTCAAAACAAGAAGCGCACCTGTGTCTTGGTTGTCCAAAATCAACGCACTCTTTTCTCCCATGTGGTAATGGATAACACCGCTTGGCATAATCCTCAACAACGAAGGAAGTGAAGAAGAGAAGACTGATTCGCAATCTTCCCATGTGGTTTCTGAATTTGTTTCAATGACTCTTGTCATACGCGCGCCTCTTGCTTGACCCGCTGACACTTTCATCTGTCCATCGGTTACTGACACACGGACAGGTGCATCTTTGGATGTGGCTTTGGTCATGGTTTGAAGGCCATGCAACTCACTCATCATGAATGAGCCATGCGCTTGAATTTTCGCGCGACCAAGTAAACCCCAACTGTTCTTCTTTGCTTTGTCAATTGCTGAATGCGCGCGCTCCACACTTGCGTATGAAAGCACATCGCGATACGTTGGTATTGTGTATGTGTCGTCACCGTTACTCAAGGTAAGAATACCCGCTGAATGACGCAACATCGTAGGCGTCTTTCTGTCACAGAATTTGAGGAACGCAACAACCTTGTCGATTTGGGGAATGAATACATCGCCCTGCTTATACGAACCTCCATCTGACGTCATCAATATCGAAACAGAATTCCTAAAGAAGTGTGTCTCGACATCAACGGAAGCAGTCATCTTCATGTTAGCAATCTGACATCGGAGGTCGTTGACCCCTTCACCGAAGCCGTTGATGAAAGCACACAAAGATTCTGTATCGAATTTTGCTTGAACAAGACTCATTCAATCATCACCTTCATCGGGTGCTTCACTGTCTGCATATAGCCACTCTCCTGTTTGAGTGTAGTGTATTGTTCGGCAATCGTTGCACAACAGTAATTCAGTATTTGTGCCAACAGGCTCGTAGTTACCTTGCGAGCCACACAATCGGGCTTTGTTTTTTATGATGTGTCTTACTTTTTCACTCATTGATTTTCACCTCTCGGACGTATCGTAAACAGACGCAGTCGTGGAATCGAACAAACTCTTCCTTTGTGTCAGGATGGAGCAATCGTTCTTGCACTTGACCTGTTCCTTTGCATTGCTTACAGTTCTTTTCAGGTAGCACTTGCCACTTGACGAAGATGCAATCGCAGGGATGATTGATGAATTCAACATCAACGCACTCTCCTTCGTAGTTGCGAACAGGTTGTTCTATGATGATTTCTCCGCTTCCACCACACTCACTACAAGTGGGGTTGGCTTCGTACTCATCAACGTCTTCCGCGCTTCGCTCAACAGCACTATTGTGAGCGGGTGTGCCTGTCTTCTTCCAATTCATATTCCATCCTCTCGGAGTTCAGGAAGTCCGAACCATTGTGGCATTTCATCCTTCTTTGTAATCATGATTGTTCGACGTTGGTCGAGCAGTTTAGGATTGGTTTTGCACTTGACAAACTCAACCTCGTATCGCGTTTCACCTGTCGGAGAACCATCTTCACCGCGCACCTTTGTTTTGTGGAAGTAAAGAATTTGATTGAGATAGTTTGCTGTGGACTTCTCCCATGCGGCCTTCTTCCCAATGACAGTTCCCGACTTATCTTGTAGGTCTTTGAAGTGCGTTTCCAAATAGACGCGGACTCCAAGCGACATCAATGTGCGAGCGATGGTCGTGAGTTGGTGGAATCGTGTCGAACGAATCTGCCAATTGAATCGCATACCAATCTGTTGATGTGGTGCAACCTTCGCACCAATACCATCAGGAGCAGTTCCTAAGTCTTCGATGAACATACAGTTGGTTGCAACGCTATCCCACAAGTCGACAGCAGTAAAGAGGACTGAATGGAGTTGAGGTCTGTCGCCGGGATTCGCCGCCCAATCGACAAGGGTCTGTCCAATCTTCATCACACGTCGGTGTGTAGCAGGGTAATCAATTGCTTCACGCGTCTCTCCATCTTCATCAAGTGTTTCAAACATAACGCTTGGGTTGAGACAACGGATGTTCTTCGCATGTTCTCGATGATGAGTAACGCGAGTTGTTTGTCCGCCACCGTCGAAGTCCAACACAAAGATTACATCTCCGCGCGCTTTCTCTTCAGGCGTCATGCTGTCAAGAACGATTCCTGTCTTACCGACTCCTTCGGGTCCTACAAGACCACAAAGAATCATGTCGTTCGGGACTGTATCTCCTGCGTTTACGATTTCATCCCATACTGATGTAGCAATGGGTTGTCTGTCGCTTTTCTTTTCGTTGACCAAATCAGGTGTAACTTCAACAGTCTCACCTGTGTTTGGGTCAAATTCTTTCTTGGCTTCTTTCTTCAAATCATTCAAGTTTGGCATTCTTTTCACGCTCCGTATTGGTCAAGGCTTGTCTCGCCACCCTCACCTGCGGGGATTGCAAGGCGAGGAACAGCATAGACACCGAGAGTCTTGATGGCAGGTTCGACACCGTCATCAGTCGCACGAACACTCAATCGTCCGAAGACGATGACTGTGGACTTGACAGCGTATGGCTTCCAACCGTCGTCGGTTGCTACTTCAAAGGGATGACCCGCGTCTCCGAGAAGACCATGAATGTAGCATGGAAGGTTTTGTCGTCGACCACCGTTGAAGGTTCGCATGAGGTCGAAAGAAGAGATGCTCATTGAATAGTCATGACCTGTTGGGTCCCACTCGGTTTCGCGTGCTTCCTTTCGCATGTCGCTGACTTTACCACGAACGAAGACCATCGGGCCGACAGGGTTGTAGCCCGGTATGACTTCTTGGCGCGTCTCAAAGACTTCGGCAAGTGTGGACATATCACCAATGTATGCATTGAGTTCAGGAATCAACTTGGATGGTTGAATGACTGCTCGGACTTCTTCATCAACAAAGTCATCGCCGTATGTCAAAGCACCGGGAAGAGCATAAGCATTGTATGTATCAGCCCATTCAGGCTTGACGTTTGCTGATTGTTGTCGGACCTTGAGTGTGCATGGGCTGAACATCTGTGGAACAAACCATTCTTCAGGATTGTTTGATGTAACAGTTATGCGCAACAGTCTTTGTTCGTCCAAGAAATTATCTTTGACGTTGCCGAGAAAGTGATACGTTCGCTGATAGCGGAACGGTGTGATTGGTTCACCGTAACGACTCCATTCAGGATTGTTCTGCAAGATGGCGAGCGAAAGACCTTGTTCGTCGAAGAGGAACCACGGTTTTGTATCCGCAGGTTCTTCTGTCGCAACAGCACCGTCTTTCTTTTCAAGCATCCATACACCGTTTTCAGTATAAGCGCGTGCTACAAGTCCTTGTTGAATTGCATCATCAAGGTTGTTGAGCGCGGCTGATACAGCAGGGGTTCGCTTTCGTTCTTGTCCGTCTCGCATCTTTGGGTCGACGCCGACGAAGTATCCAACAAGTTGTGTAGCGTTGTTTGCTCCGCCACTCATGACTCGTCGTTCAACGACAAATGTCTCGGCGGCATCCACCATGAATTCGTCATCTTCGTCGTTCGGATTGTCAACACCCATTTCTGTTTTCAGATAGGTGAAGAATTCACCTGTTGCGTCGTCGAGAGTCTTGGCGTTCTTTTCAGCCCACCACTTGAGACGCTCTTCGACTTCAGGGTGAAGTCCTGCGTTGTTTTGTTCGTTCGTTTTTGCTTCGTTTTGGTTTAGGTTTGGCATATTTTTTTCCTCCTATTGTTTTTTGTTGTCAATGTCGTATAGACTCGCAATGAAATAGTCCACGAAGGACTCTTCATCGAGGGGCCATTGGTTCATTCTTAACACGAAATCTCCCCATACGACATAGAATGTATATAGTCTTTCCGAAGGAAGCCCTACGGATTTAACGTAATTGTGAATCTCCCTCATCAAATAATGAAGGGACGCGCCTGAACGAATAAGTTCAAGCATCGTTTTGTGAGTTGTATTCCAATCTCCTGCCGCCAAAGAAAGTGCGACTTTGTCGAGAGATGTTTGGTCTTGAAAATCACCGACTTCTTTACCGCTCAAGATGTGTTTACCGATTGCGCGAAGGTCTCCACCGAACTGCGACTGCAATACTGCGGGGCTGTCCTTCGACATCACTCCTGTCTTAGAAAACAGAACATTGACATACGCGCGGATTTGTTTTTGGTTGTATCGCTTGAATGGGAATGCTACACAGCGGGATACAATTGGTGAAATTATCTTGGACTTGTCATTGCAGGTCAAGACCCACCAACAATTGCTTTTCTCCATGATTCTCTTAAGAGAATCTTGTGCTGACTTCGTCAGACCATCAGCCTCATCCAACAGGATAAGTCGACCGCCATCCCATAGTGGAGCGGCATTCGATACGGTCTTCAACTTGGTTCGGATGAACTCAATACCGCGCTCATCAGAAGCGTTGTATTCGACGATGTCGAGGTTCAGTTGTTTGGCTAAGATGTAAGCCGCCGTTGTTTTACCGAGTCCTGCGTCTCCATGAAACAGGAGACATTGGGGGCTATCACTATCCCACTCGTCGAGATAAAACAGCGGATTGTTCGGGTCATCATGACCGATGTATTCTTCTAAATTTTCAGGTTCAAATTTCATTTTTTCGCCTCAACCGTCTCGACATATTCCGCGTTCACTTATAAACCCCCTAAGTTCGGAGGCACGTTTTCTCGATATTATCTTATTATTATTATAAGAATAATAAATTACTTCTTATTATCATAATAATAATAGAATCTTGATAATGAAAAGTAACAGACGTGGATAACGAACTTCAACTATCACCGTCAATCATTCGGATGATGTCTTCGATTTCTTGATGTGTAGGAGACCGACCTTTGTAATCCATCAGTCGAATCATCTTGAGCATGTTGTCCATGTCGGCCACATACTGCTTGACGGGGGTGAGGATTCGTATAACCTGACGAATGAGGGCGGCGTCTTTGATGACTCTCGCATTGACACCCTGCGTGGCGAGCCACATGTTGAGGGCGGGTTCGTCTTTTCGGCTCACCAACACACGTCGTTCAACTCGATACCCAATGCGTGTCTTGGGTGCGAAGTGAACGCTGATTTGAAATCGACATTCTCTCGCCAACCATGCAAGAAAGAACGAGTCCTCATCCATTCGGCTCACTCCGTTCAAGTAAATCTCCAATTTGAATGGCGTCGGATTGACCGAGTGTTGTATCGAGTCGTGCAAGATAAGGTGCGCGCATCATCTTCTCTTCGTGTATGTATCCGAGTGAGTGGAAGATACCGATGAGTCCTTCGTCAATCTCAATCATGGTCTGCGCATCATACAATCGTGCGAGTCGGTCAGGTATGTCGTCTGCTTTCACATAGGCGTAGCCAACAGGGAAAGGCTCGAAACCGTCGAGCGCGGCAATCTTGATTCGGATACCATCTCCATCACGGTATCCTCCGAGTATCAGTAGCGGTAAATCAAACGTTCTTCTTGGCACAATAAATCCTCCAACACCTCCGCTGTGGAAGTAGGGTCGTTCAGCATCTATGAGGCGCAGGACTTCTCCTTCCTCCAATGACTGAACGATTGCTCTCAAGTGAGCGCGGTCTTTGATTAACTTTGGATTCGTAGCCCGCGCGTTTCTGTTCTTCTTCCATAGATTCGGCTCACCATCTCGGTATAGCCATTCGACAATGTTCCCCGATTCGTCCAACTCACACACCACATCATCTTCACCTTCGATGAGTGGCGCGCGGGCGATTCGTATAGCATGGCGGTCAAATGAAAATACCCTTCCCGCACTTCTATGGGCGAAGTAATTTTTACCACGCACAATTTCATAATGCGTGTTTGTGAATGGGATTGACCACTTGTTCCATCGAGAATAAGTGGGTGCTTTGAATGGATAGTTCGGCTCTATGTTGTATTCTGATGGGAGTGTTCCATCAAGAGCGCGCTGTATAACATCACCTGAATGCATGATGGTTCTCATGGTTTGTAGGTGGTTCGTATCGTAAGGTGTGACGTGCGCAATGGCACGCATGATTCGTCGATAGTTGATGGTGGTTCTTCCAAAACAGAAAGCCCAAAACACACCTGCGCTGATTCGGCTCAAGGATTTGAAGACGACGTCAGCGTTCATCTCACCCTTGACTATCATCTCTTTGATTTCGATAGCCTCACGCAAAGAGACAGACGTCTGCGTTTCGTTTGGTGATTCGCTTGCGAGAAGCGATGGCATTTCGTGTTCGTCCATGAGGGATTCGTATTCTTCAGGGAACAACCCATACGATTCGGCCAACATCTTGACAACATGATGAGGCTTGATGGATGTGCGCGGGTTTGCACAACATATTGTAATGATGTCATGCGCGCTGTCCTTGTTTTTCAGGAACAGTTCGGAGAGGATTTGCTTGTGTTGATTCGGCTCGGTTTGTGCTGACAGCACAGCGTTCGCCAAATCTTCAAACCTCATTCTTCTTCATCTCTTGGTCGAGGTGTGAAAATGAGACCGCGCAAATGTGGAGGAATAACAACACCCTCATACATGGTTGGCATGACGAGAAGCATTTCATTCGTGAAAGCGAGAGGTTCAAGAAACGTTCCGCTGTCAGCGAGTGCAATGATTTCTTCACGTTCAATGACGCGCCATACCAATCCGTCTTGACCTCGCCATGAGAAGAAGAGTTCGTCACCTGCGACGAGGTGGTAATCCATCGGAGTCATTGTGACGCGGTGAGGATTGTCAGGGTCGTCCGATTCGTGTTCGACGACAACTTCCCACGCGCCCTGCATACCTTCGTGTGTGACTTCATTCCATTGCGCGTTCTCCAAATCAAAGTTCGTGATTGGGATTTCGCTTTCGGGATGTACCCATTCCTTCGCCGCTTCCTGTGCCGCGCGTTCAGGGTCGTTGATGAGTTCGGCCTCGCTTACATCGAAAGAGACCTCCAACACTTCACACACCTTCTTGATTCGTTCAAGAGGTAGTATGGATGAAGGCGACGCTTGAATGACCTTGAGTGTGTTGTCGTCATCTTTACGCAGAACAGCATCAGCAACACCCCATGTGTCACCGACGCTCATGCGTTTGAATTGTTCTCTTGTCCATTCAACATCTTTCTCTTCGGGTTGCCATTCGTCTTGTATCATATCTCATCACTCCTGAACCATCGGAACTTCTTACAACAGCGCGCAGGAATAATGATGTATTCCCTCTTCTTGGTGTAAAGTGCGATTTGATGTGCGTCGATGTGTTCACCACATGTGCATACAATCGCATCACCGAGAAGGTGTGACGCGTAGTCGAAACCTTCGATGGAATGGACGACGCCATCTTTGTCGGTGATGGCGGCTTCGGTGACGTCTGTGCCACCAACGGTTGGATGAATGATGAAGCCATCATCTCCAAAATGAGACGTGGACAGATTATAGTCAGGCATTATTCACCCCGAAGAGGCGCAACTTATTTATTGTTGTGGCATAAAGACGAGTGCCGCGTCGTAAGTTGTGTTAGTAATGTCGCACACAATCTCAATCTTGTGGAAGAGACCATGCGGAACTGTTCGATAGATGAGCATGTCAACAAGCGCGTCGGGGTGCATTCCACACGGACATTGGTCAGTCGGAACGATGATGACATCAAGTGGTTCTTGAGCAATCATTCTTGCTCACCCGTCCCATCGCACGCAGGGCAATCGTCATGCAAATCTTTCATGTGTCCGAAACCATCACATTCAATGCATTGTGATTTGGCGCGCTCTTGGATTTCATTGAATGACTTAACTGCCATGTTCGTGCATATGTGTGCAATCGAAAAAGCATCGTTGTTGACAACGCGTCTTGGATGTTCCAAACCGCGTTTGTTTATCTCACGTTGAAAGTGAAGGAGACGTAGCATTTGTCTCACCATTGCTCGCTGTATCTTATTCGCTTGGTCGCTTACTTGGTTGTCACTCAGTTCTGAAATCGGAACTTGCGTCCCGTCAAATAATGTGTGAATCCATTCGTTCATGAATGTCATATGAGACTCCCCCTTCCTTCTTTCAACTTGGCTAACAGTTCGTTGGCAACATCACCACTCTCTTTCGACGATGAGCCGTCGATGATTCTGTCGACAAGGTCAGCCTTGTCAGCAACCACTTGGTCAAACAATACGTCGATGGTGTCGTTCGCTGACAACACAACTTTGTGGCATGTTGATTCTTCTTGAGTCATTCGTCGAACGCGCGCCGCCGCTTGTTGTTCCCATGCAGGAACCCATTCGCGCTCAACGAAGAGGGCGGTGTTAGCGCAGTCAAGATTCACACCTTCACGCATGGCGTTGGTGGAACAGATGAGGAACTCCGAGCCTCCTGCTTGGAACTCTTCAATGATGATTTGTCGTTCGTCGTGTGGTGTCTCACCTGTGATGACGCGCACATTCATCCCTTCGTCGTAGTGATGGTCTATTGCTTCTGCAATCCTTTCAACAACATCCCTGTGGTGCGCAAAAACAACGAGGGGCTTGTCGTTGTTTTCTAAGTAAGTTGTTGCCCACTTAACTGCCGCGTCGACTTTGAGTCGTCCTGCATGATGACGGAGCGAGGACATCATGTTCAATGTCCACCCCGCGTCTGTTGAGCCAAACTGCTGTTGCTGATTGACCCAATCCTCCATCCATGAGTTATGCACTTGTTTGTAGGATTGAACGCCTTTGTCGTCGAGGTCGAACGATACAATCGTCTCAACCAAATCAGGCATCTCACCTGCGATACGAGGGTCATCCATCGAACGTCGAAGCATGAAGTCGTGTAAGATATGGTTCAATGGAGTAATGGACGAATCAGCACTTTCAGTAATGTTCGACGCGCCGCTGTAATCCCATGCTTCTTTTCCATAGCCAATCGAGACTTTACGCGCATTGCAGTATTTCATAGCAAACATGAACTTGTTGTCGAACGTAGCAGGGAGCATCATGTTGAGAGTCGTGAAGAACTCATAAGGTCTGTTCGTGATTGGCGTCCCTGAAAGGGCGATGATACCATCAACACCTTTTGCAATCTTGAGTGACGCCTTTGTTGTTTTAGTGTCAGGATTCTTGATGCGATGCACTTCATCGAAGATGATGCAATCGTATCCAATGTCCATCAAATGTTCAGCGCGGTATTGTAAGTTCTCATAGTTGATGATGTGGAAGCGCGCCATAGCGTCAATTGCTCCTGTCCGTCCTTTGATGATGAAGGTTGAAGCAAACTCATGACGGTGGTGTGTTCCAATCCACTTCTCAATCTCGTTCGCCCAATTGTGCTTGACAACAGCAGGGCATACAATCAAGACGCGTTCGTGTTCAGCCAACTCGACACAACCAAGTGCTTGAAGCGACTTACCAAGACCCATCTCATCAGCGATAAGAATACGGTTGCGCTCTCCTGTTGCATACATAATAGGTGCGACGCGTTGGTATGGTCGCATCAACGTGAATGGTTCAACGTCAGGTAATTCGATGTCCGTCTCGACTGCTCTCGATAGTTCGACGCGCTGAACAACTTCGTTGTGTGATGCTTGAACTTCTTCGTTCGCTTCGATGGCATCAGCCAATGGTGCGAAGTGAGGTCGAACAGCAGTAGCGACAGCCATACCCGTAGCGACAGGAATAGTCCACGCCCTGCTGTTGTTGTTCCACCTTGCGTTCCCTGCGGATGCACTTTTCATAGACGCGTTGATGTCTTTCCAATTGGGTTGGAAGTCCCACTTGAGGCTCAACTTATCGGGCGGTGAAAATGCGACGGTCACGTTGGTTGATACTTCGACGAGTGTCTCATCGAACTCCAAACCTTCGACTGTGATGTCGTGTTCAGCGAGGAAGTTGAGAGCCTTCTCAATAACATCCGCGCGGTCTGTAATCCACCACAACCCTTTCGCTCCATTCCATCCGAAACAATAGGATTCGTCGTTCATGTGTTGTTTCATCTCATCCTTCAAGTTGAAGGGTATCTTGTTCAAGGCGATTTTACCGCCCCATTGGTCTGTGTATCGTTCATACGTTATGTTCATTGTTCATCACCTTCTTCAAATACTGCGCGACACTTAGCACAGGTGCATTCGTAGCGTGGGTCATCACCCTTGCGAAACGCTGTGCATGGTGTCGGCTTTGGTGTGGAAGCGATAGCGTTCGCAACCGAAGCGGCGCGTTCGCCAAAGATATGCGATAGCCTTGCAGTCATCACAGCAGTAGCGTTGCAGACATCACAACAGCGACCATCAGCGACGGGCTGTGCGTTGTGTCCTTCTGTCCAATAGACTCTCCCTGTTGTGGGGTCAGTCTTGTGGTCGATGTCACCTTTGCAGATGACGCATGTTACTATTTCTTTTCCTGTTAGTGGGTTTATTCTTGTCATTCAATTCGCCTCCATATTTGTTCTTTGATGTTGTTCGCACTCTCGACCATCTCGTCGTAAGTGAATTTGTAAAAGCGTTCATCTCGCCTCAACCAAGTGCCAAGTGCAACTCTTGAGGGAATGAACTTCCCTGTATAACTGCGCGGTAGGTTTTTCTTTTCGTTCGGGTTGTAAGAAAACAATTTGTCGACTGCTTCTTTAACGGTGAATTGCTCACCAACTTCGTAAATCTCGCATAAGTATCCGAGTATCAGGTTAGGTTTTGTTCCGTATGTCATTCTTCATCATCTCCATAGAGTGTTGGGTCGTGGTCAGCCCACGTCAGGTGTTTTCGTGTTCGCTCATAGTAAGCGCGGTTTGATTCGACAGACTCCAACACATCGACTTGTTCGTCGATGTAAATGTTGCCGAACAGCGTCGTTTGTGTTTCAGCGATTCCTTCGATGCGTCTATCAATAACAGATGCAACCTTGTTAAGCCTCTCCATCAAATCAGCGTATCCTGCCATCTTGTGTCCAGAACCCCACTTGATTGAAGCGGCGCGCGTGTTTCGATATAGCCATCGAGCATTCTCTTTGGATATAACAACCCATTTCACAAGTGGGTGGTCGTCGAGTGGCTCAAATGGTAAGTCGTCAATTTGTTCTCCGCTTCTCTTGATAGCAGAAACAATGATGCGCGCACCGTCAAAAGCGGCGGACTCGCAATCGAGCCAACATAGCATGTTCGCGCTTTGCACAGGGTTTTCGTGTAAAACAAAGAACGTCATTGTTGTTCCTCCTTTGGGTGTTGCGTTGGATGTGTCATCTCTTCGTAACTCAGTTCCCCGCCTTCCATGTTGTTACAGGCCATTCCTAAGTTGAGTTGGATTGCTTTTCTCATCATCCACTTCGCTATTACCGTCCTTTGAAATGCTGTCAGTTCACCTTGTAGTATGAATAGATACTCTCTTTTCTCGCTCATTCTGATTCCTCCGATAGCCATTCTCCAAATTCTAATCCGTCTTCGCTCATCCCAATTGCATGTAGCATGGCATATTCGTCCGTCTTACCTTCTGCGAGGATGTTTCCGTCGCCCCACTCATCAAGTGTATGATTAGGATAGTGTGTGATTTGTAAGTAAAATGCTTCGCGCGGTGTAGTAAAGAACTTCCATGCTTCAGCGAGTGAATCAAAATGATGTTCCTCATCAGCGCAACCGAGCATTCCGCTTTCTTTGTATGCTTCAATGTCTTCGGGTGCGAACCAAATATCAACTGTAAATTTCACTCTTCTCCCTCCTTCGCGTCTCGCTCTTCGGGCGGTATCAGGTATTCCTCAAGTGGAACATCGAGTCCGTCGAGTTCAGCAAAAATTTTGTTGTCGGAGTGTTCGCCTTGACCGACGAACATCGAGCAAACACAATTCGCACATCGAATATGGACTTGTTCAATTTCAAATGGGTAGTTCTTCCACGTCACTTGAGCAATTCCCCAATCGTGTTGCTCACTACTGTCGACACACTTCTGTATTCCGCGCAGGATGTTTATGCGCTTTTCTGCTTCTTCTGCACGCACAATGATTTGCGCGGTTTCTGTTTTTGTTCTTGACAAAGCATTCTCAATTACTTTCAATCGTCCTGCTCCGTTTCTTTTGTCGTCTTTGTTTTTGTCGTCTTTGTTTTTGTCTGTCATTGTATCAGTCCTCCCACCAATCAGGTGCGGATACTCCCTTGTTCCATGTAGCGAAACGTCGCTTGTCAAGGGAATAGTAAGCGCGGTATGCTTCAACCGCTGTGTATTGCGTCTCATCGTAAAGTTGTGGATACAACTCTTTGTTGAAAGCGCGAGCAAATGAGGTCAGACGCCCCATTGGTATCTTGTCAATCATGTTGTCTTCCGACATCATTTGAATCGCTTGACTGCAAGCATGTGTTTTGTTGAAGCGCAGGTAATACTGCACCGCCAACTCTCTCGCGTGCCACAACAGCCATGTGTAATTCATCTGTGTCATCGACGTCCATCGAGTGCATGGGTGATTGTGATAGCCACCCTTGTATGGTGTGCCTTTCTGTGTGAGTGGCATCTCTTTGTCAGTAGCACCATGCGTTCGCAAAGCACTCGCGAGCATTTGCGCGCTCTCCACAACCATCTTCGGTATATGCTTGTCGCACATCATTCGCGCGGCTTCTCTTGGGTCTTCGTGTAATACAAATATGTTCATTGATTCACCTTCTGATTTGCTTGTTCTGAATCGTGAGCGTGATACATTTGTTGTAGCGTCTCCCACAACTTCTTTGTCGAGCCGTTCGCCCAATCTGTAACGAAGTTGGCTACCGCCGCGCGGTGGTATGGGTCGAGTGCGGACAGTTCCATGAGTGCGTCGTATAGCATAGGCAGTCCGTAGTATGATGCGCGCTCTCCTGATGATGCGCTGTTGCCAAAGCGTGCGACATGCAAAGCATTGTTCGCCCACTTGTTTATGTCGATAGCATTCACCTTCGCCAACTTGGTTGCTTCTTGGTCGATGCTTATGTCGAACCCTTCAAGGAGTTCGATAATCATGTCGAGCAATGCACCATCGCTCAAGTATTCGTCGGGAACTTCTTGAGGTATCTGTGCTAACCCTTCGCCATCGGAATGCTTTGGGTCAGCAACCTTACTTAGGAATGCGCGGAATTGTTTCTCCATGCCATCCATCAAGTCGATGGTTCTGTCATAGCGTTCGCATTGACATGCATCATCACAGTTCGCTTCGTCTCGTAGTTCTCGTAGTTCTTTCTTTGCGTCTTTCATATTGTTAATCATTCTTTCACCTCGTCGAAATTATCAACGACAATGTATTCACCACTCTCAACACCTTCGCGAATTTCTCTTACGCTTGATGTTCCTAAGAATTGGTTCAGGTATCTGTTCGTGGTTTGTGAATACATATTCCAACAATCTTTGTTGAGATACGTTTTACCATTTTTCATTATAGCAACAGTTGTGCTGTATGATTGAAAGGCAGTTATTTCTCCACACCACATGATGATTTGATTCGCGCCTAAGATGTTTGCTCTTGGGATGCTCACATCAATACCTCCATAGGGAAAGGGTCGAGTCCGAGTAGGGAGAACCCATTCGGATGAGGGTCATGGTCTGCGAGTGGTGCTAAGATAATCCACCAATCGTTGCAGGGTGAGGCAATCCGTAGGAAACCATACGGAAGACCATTCGTCAAGAAAGAATAAACATCCTTCTGTCTTCGATACCATTTGTTGATAGTTCGCAACCATTGTTTAGCAATCAGTCGCGAACCAATCATAACGTTCCTGTGATTTGTAATCAAACGAACACTACTAACAGGCGCGGAGCCAATTGGTTTGTTCGTTTCTGTAAGGAGTCGTTCGTTTACTTCTTCGTTGAACGTATGTCCACCGTTAAGCATGACTTCCAACTTCGCTTCGTCTGACTTTGGGATGAAGATGACAGTCGGCTTCGTGATGTCGTTCACGAAACCGCTACACTTGTCATTGTTCAACCATGCGTAATGTCCTTTCATTGTTTGACATGTGATTCTCATGCGACTCGCCTCCATCCAAATCGTCCATTGTGAGGCCAACTTCTGACCATCTCCCATGTATCACAACCGCGCAACGATTGTGCTAAGGAGAATGTGTTCTTCGGTGCTTTCTGATTGTGAGGATACTTTTCTGATACCATCTCAAGCAGTTCTCTTGATGAGTATATGTTACCAACTTCTGCGACACTCATGCACATCTCTTGACGTGCTTTGCGTAGCGTTTGTTTCTTACCTGTTCGTTTCTTGTATTCCATTTCAATCAACCTTCCAATCATTACTGCGTCCTTCTGAAATAGCCAAGTTCGCGCCCAAGAAGTTGTCCAAGTCCTGACCTTGTGTATCGCCCCATCGCTTTTCCATGAAGCGCAAGATAAATTCAGGGTTCATCCCCCATTGAGGCTTCGGATATGTTTCGCCTGTTTCAGGGTGGAAGAACATTGACGTCGCTTGAGGACATGCCTCTTGCCATAGGTCTCCACCATGCGCGCCACGCCACGATAGGTCGTTCGCTTTCTGAACCCATTGCCATGCGCTTCGACAGTTCGCGCCCAAGCAACCGCAGTCGCCAAGCATGTCCCATGTGTCATCTTGTTGCAGAACAAGAGCCTGAACTCGTCCAAGTTCTTGTCGTGCGTTTTCTGTGTGAGTCGAAGTCATCTCAATCAATTGATTGATGTGTTCTTCGCCATAGCATACCTCAAGTATGTCAATCTTATCTTCAAGCGAATAGTCGCTCAAGTCTATGAGGTCTGTAAATGCAGGAATGGTTTCTCCATCCAACTTTACTTTTGCCTCTTTCAAATGTGTCCACTTGCCCCAATCTTCTTCGCGACTCATTGATACACACCCGTCTTGTAAACCATCTTTCCTGTTGGTGTTGCTTCCCATGTTCCATCAACATCAATCGCATCTCCAATAGTATCGAGGACTTGCTCATAGAGGCGAGGATTGATAGCACGCAATGTATCAATCAAATCTTCAGCGTCAAAGATATGCTTTGTGTGTGTCGCCTTGACAGGAGACGATAGCAGTTGAAGAACAGCGACGCGCTCTTGCCCGTTGAGTTCTTCCCATGCTTGAACAGTCTTCATCGCATCGTTGCCGAGTTGAACGTCAGGAGCAGGGTCAGCAGGGAGGTCGTCAAGGTCAATACCCTCGTTCTCATACACAAAGATAGGAGGCTCATCAATTGCACCACCCTTCGTGAAGAGAGGGCGAGCAATCTCATCACCAATCGGATGTAGCGTCAATGGATGATAGTGAACACGGTTGCGCCCCTTTGCATCAGGACAACGCGTCTTCTCAATCCATCCTCGACGGACAGCATCACTACATGATGTATGCCAAAGGACTGCGCTACGAACAGAACGAGACGTTCCATCCATCTTGTCGCAAATTTCATCAACAGTCATCGGTTTGTTTTCTGTGTTTACGATACGCGTCACGAACGTGAGGAATGTTTCATCATGTTCGCGGGTGTATCGTTGTGCTTCTTTCTTTTTGTTTTTCTTATCGGTCATAGTTTCACCGTTCTTGCAGACGCGCTCGATAATGCGAGCAACATGAGTCAAGGGTTCATCATGCGAAAGGTGGGGAGAGTGTGGCGAACAAAGAGGGATGCGTCCTACGGAAGAAGAACTTACCACACTCTCCCCATGAGAGAGAGACACGTCTTTGTTATCGCGGAACGTGTAAACCGCGTCGTGGAATACGAAGGGGGTATCAGATGGTAGGACAGATACGCGTCAGATTACTTTACGCCTACTTGGTCTTCACCGTTTCTTCAACAATCTTGACCTTCCATGTTTCTTGGAAAGAAGGAACTTCTGTGATTGGCTTCATCTTCTTTGTGCCTTTGACAGTATCGCTGTATGGAACTTCAAGCATGTGAGGGTTCTCCGCATACCATTGCTCCATTGCTTGGAGGTCATCAACAGGTTGTCCTGTGTGTTCAGCATACTTGTTGACAGCGCGGAATGCGATGTCTTCAAAGAGAGAAGTCATTGTGCCTGAACGATTCATGAACGTCTCGACACCTTGTTTCTTACCATGCAAAACACGCGTCCCGTCAGAATACATTGGGTTGTGTGTAACCATACCTGAACCAACTTGAGCGACGTGCCACATTGTTCCGATTGAATCTTCGTCACGTTGAGGCGCACCACTCTTGGTTGTAGCCGCGACATAGTGAACGTCAGGGTCGACCCAACCTTTCACCGCCGCGTTGTAAGCATGTCCGCCAAGAACGCGAGCCGCATCTTTACCGAGAGAAGCAGTCGTCATGACAACGTTGCCCTGCTCATCGACGTCGAATTGATTCTTGTCACCTGCCGCGACCTTGACAGTCGGTTGAGGGAGAAGACCATGCTTGTTGAAAACAGTCAGCATACTATCGAAGTTGATGATTTCTTTCGGGATGTGTCGCAGGATGGACATGGCAAGGAGGTTCTTTTGGTTCTCCGCCAATGCACCAACGACTCGTTCAGCCCAATCGTGAGCGTCGAATTGACCAACGCTTCCCTTCATGTGTCGAACCTTCGTGCTGTTGCCATACATCAACAAGTTCTGAACACCACCGCGCATGGCAAGGTTGCCACAGTAAGTGCGGAGGACAGTCATGAATGCTTGAAGTGCTGACTTACCGTCGTGAGAGTTGAGGATGGTTACACCCATTCGGTGTCCACCATGCTCTTCGACAAGCGCGTCTTGGATTCGATTCGCTGACAGATTGACATAGTTGTAGTTGCTCAAGGACTTGGCTGATTCGCTTCGTGTCTTGGTCGCGTAACCTGTGATGTCAATGTTCATGACAGCGCGTGAACCTTTGTTGATTGAGAATGCTGACCATGAAATCAACTCTTGACCCGCCGCATCGTTCACCGCATTGATTTGTTCAATGACAGGCTTGAAGACAGTTGGGTGGTCGATGACTTCAAAGTTGCTTCCGACAGCACGATTGAGGACAACGCCGAGTGGGTTGTCTTCGTCAGCGAGTGTTGGATTGACAACAGTTCTCATCCGCGCATCGCCATTTGTTGTGCGAACAGGAATGATTGTCTTCTCGCCGTTCGGCCCGTAGTCAATCATCGCGAGTTCGTATGTCTTGGCTTCAAAGTTCCATGCACCAAAGTCGTCGTGTCGCTTACCGTCAGCCATTGCTTTGCTGATTGGGTCGTTGAGTGTCTCCTTCACTTTGTCGGAGTCAGCCTTGCGCTTCTCTCTTGCGAGAGCGACCTTGTCGATAGCCTTCTGTTTCTTCTTCGCTTGCTTGACTGCTTCGTCATCGACTGCTTCTTCTTCTTCAACGAATGCTGAAAGGTCGAAAGACGTGGTGTCGAATTGAGGCGTCGAGTCATCAGACTCTTCGTCGTCAATGTCATCTTCCAATGTTAGGTCAAACATCTCAACGGTGTCATCCTTTGATGCGAAATCCATTTCGACTTCTTCACCTTCGCGTTGAAGTTCGACAGCGTCGAGCGAGAACGGTGTTACTTCACCGAACTCAATCCATGCGTCAGCCATGTCTTGCATCTGTGCGTGGTCGGTTGAGAAACCATACATATCTGCTACACTTACTTCAACCGAATTGACAGTCGCGTCTTGTAGGAACATGATTGACTGACCGTCAATCTCTTCCGTCGAGACGATACACGCGTTCGGTATCCATTTCGTTTGTTCGTCACCTGAAGCGTCGGTGTAAATCACCTGCTTCATGGTGTTGTTTTCTTGCTTCACCGAGCCGATTACTACGGCTCTTACTTGTTTTTCGGGGTTCATATTTTTTCCTCCTTTTTTGTGTTGTGTCCTGTGGACTGTGATGTGCGAGACTTCAAGTTCTCGCAGTATATCTCAATGACTTTCTTGAAGTCCTTGAGTCGTTGTTGTCGTCGTTCTTCTTCATCATGAACGATGTGAATGTGAAAGAACGCATCGTCTCTTGAATTGGTTCTTAATTCAAATCGGCGCATCAGATAGTCCCTCCTAATGTTAGGTCGAACATGTCGTCGTCGTCTTCTTCTTCGATGTCATCATCGAGAATCAGGTCGAACATTATTTCTGTGTTGCGCGCCATATCTTTTGCAACGCTACTCTCACCATAAAGGTTACGATTTTTAACTTGCGCGTATGTATTCTCACAAATGGAGATACCACAACAATATCGCACGTCCATCAGACCGTTGCTGACGAACGATTGCCATTCGCTTTGGCACGAAGGGCATGTCTTGACCATGCTGTGTGGCAGGTTAGAGAATGTTCTGTGTGGGTTGATGAATACATTTCGATACATGCTCGATGGTCGAATGATTGCATCAGCGTTCAGTATGTATTCTCCGTCGCCTGTGTCATTCATGTGGAACGACACAACCGAGTGCGGGTCTTGTATCAGTTTTTCAAGTTCAGTCAGCCAAGCGTCTTGGTCACTCATTGTGAATCCTCCTTTGCTGATGTGCGAACCTTGACTTCAACGATTTTCTCACCGTAGTCTGTGCTGATTTCTTCCGACCAAAACTTCTCCGCTTCTTCGCGGGTAGTAAAAGCAGGTCCACATAGTCCTTCGTAGGGAACACTGAGCATGAAGACTGACTTCATTGACCCTCACCGTCCGTTGGTTCAAAGCCAATCATCGAGTTGTGTTGGTCGCGGTTCGCCAAGTCATGAGCCAAGTCGCTTATCATTTGATTGACGATGGTTTTTTCTTCTGCAATCTTTTGGGCTTCTCGCTTTGCGCGAAGTTCCTCTCGGTATGTTTCATACGCGTCGGGGTATTCTTCTCGCCACAACTGACCCATGTATGTGTAGCGGGTCGGTATGTCGTTACGATACATTTTCGGATTCGCATTGTAATACTCAAGGACTGTGCGCATTGCTTTGCGGTATGTTGTGTATCCATAGTTGCACATCAAGTCCATCGCGTGGCGAATCAATCCATCGCTGGTCATGTTCGTGTTGTCTATACCGTTGAGAATATCAACGGCCATTTGTCTTCGGTCTTCGTATTGTTCTTCTTTCATTGTTCTTCCTCCCTTATGTCAACAAGGTCGAGTGCGTCTTCGATAAGCAACTCATTGAGATGCTCAAGATTTGGTTTCTCAATGCAAGCAACGATACATTCTCTCGCGTATCTAACCGAACAATTGTATTCGTGTGCTGTGTAAGTAGCGAACTGATTGACAACAAACTGACGCATGATTCGATGGTCGTCGTGATGTTTCAGAATGAAATCACAGTTGCGACGATAAGTAATCCCGCCATCGTATTCGTAAGAACCGTCAAGCCAACAGCGGAAGTAGCGTCGCACAGGATGGTTCACATCATCAATAAGTTGTGTGCCTCCACAATCGTTAGCAATCTTTTCTTTGATGTCCATTTCAATGTATCTTTTTGTCTTTGGTATGCTGTTCATTCTAAGTCCTCCAATTCTTTCTTGAGTGAGTCAAGTATTCTCAAGTCGTTTGAACCATAGCCACCGATTTCAATGGCCTGTTCAAGGTCAGCGATTTGTTCCTCCAACTCTTCGCGTTCTGATTTCAAGATGATACCTGTTTGTAATGATTCATTTTGTGCATCAGCGCGTGCTTGTAAGTAGTCAGCCTCGTCCTGCATCATCTGTTGAACAGGGTTGAGTGGGAAATAGACGCGGTAGTTTTCTTCGTCGTGTGTCTCAATGTCCACGAACCTTTTACCCTCCGCGAGTTCTAAGAGAACCGTTGTGGGTATTTCGTTTCGGCAAAGTAAGCGAGACAATTGTAAGAATCGTATCGCGATTCGCTGTTCTTGCATGTCGTATTCTTCAGGTTGCAGATGTAAGATATGTGTTGTAAGATAGGACGGTTGCACAGCGACCCATTTGTTCCAAAGTAATCCTTCGACCTGACTCATGCTTTCACCAATCCTGTGTCGAGGTCAACGTTGATTTCATCCAAGACATCTTGAGGCCAATCTTTCGGCTTGAATTGTGAACCATCGGTATCACAAAACTTGCAGACCTTGAATGTTTGAGCGTTATCAACGAATCCAACATGGGTATCGTCTCCGCATAGGTCGCATTCAAATGTGATTTCAAGAGTGAATGTTCCGTCGTCATTATTAGTGACTGTTGTCAATCCCCTGTCGTTCAAGTCCATGAATGTGTTCGCAATCAAGTAAGAAAGTTCGGCCTTCTTGATTTTGGATGGCACTACAATGCAGTTAGGGCGACGCGCATTCATGTCGTTCGCCAACTCCTTGAGTTGCTTGACGGTTTTTTGTTGAAGTTTGTCCACCAAATGCATCTTCGTCGCGAAGCGTTCGTCCGCAATCTTCTTTGCTTCCTCTTCTTTTTGTTCGCGTTCCGCATTCAATCGTGCTTCTTGCATGAGAGGACAGAAGACAACCTCCCATGTTCTCATGACATGGACGGGTGCTGTGCTTCCCATTGGTGTTCGTTCAACAGATACCAACTCAAGCCTATGGTCTTGTGGCAACTCATAGGTTGTTGGGTCGTCTGTGTATGTTTGTTCTTCGTTATGCTTTATTCGGTGTGGCATTTTTGTTCCTCCTTTTTTTTGTTTGTCGCGTGGACTATCATTCTTCTTCCCCAAGTGTGAGGTCGAACATTTCTTCTTCTTCTTCAGGCAAATGCAATCCATGCACTTCGCCGTAAGAAACAGACGCGGTGAAAGATTCAAGCATCTGTGTTGATGTGTATTTGACTTTGCTGTATTCCATTCCTGATTCTCTCATGACGTTGTGGAATGACTTCTCATCCCCTGAATTTCTGTCAGTCGTTGCAGAAGGTGAGACGAAATAGTAAATGTCTTTGTGAGATGAACCGCGAAACACACGGCCAATCGTTTGAATGCGAGAGCGAGTAGCGTTTGTTCCTGATACCATGACGACGCCATCCATATCAGGCGCATCGAATCCTTCCTTCAATGCTTTACAAGTAAGTAGGAAGTCACTCGCTGATTCCTTCCATCGAGTCAAGTGTTTGTTCGCGTTCTTCTTGTATTCGTGGAGTCGGTCAAACAAATCAGGCGTAATAAATTCAGGGTAATTCTCGATGTCTTCTTGCGACAACTCCAATCCGCTGTGGTAAATGTGTGGGTTGATACCTTCGTCGCGACACAACTGTGCAATAATCTCAAGACCGATGATGGACTCATGGAAGATGACGAATTTCTTACCAACGTGCATTCGCAGTAGTGCGACGACAGCAGACATCCTGTCTGCAATCTTGGTCTCGGCTCGCTTACGCTCCATCGTCTTTGCTTTATACCATCCAACCTCTTCAACGTCAGCGTTTGAATAGAGCATGATGTCTTCGACAGTTCCGTCGTTGCCCGATATGCGACCCAACTCTTTGAGCGCACCCAAAGCAACATACTTGAGCGTCTTAACTTGCTCATCGAGTTCGCTTAGATGAAATTGCTCCGAAGGTGTGAGAGTGAGAGCGACGTGGTGTATGGTGTAATCCAATTCGCCACCGCCACTTCGCGATTGTGCGATACCATCAACAAGGTTGAGTGTGTATCTGATTGGCGCGTTCATGATTTGCATGACGGATAAGCCATCACCTCGTCGAGGTGTAGCGGAGAGAAGGAGACAGGCGTCTCCTTGAAAGTGAGCGAGACGTTCTCTTGTTCTTGTTGCGCCTATCTTGTGGCATTCGTCTCCGATGAATAGGATGTTCTTACCAACAACATGTTTGTTGTTGCTTACTTTGTCAAGTGAGTGGTAAGTGGTGATGTAAACGGGTCGCTTGAGCATATACTCATTGCCGTATTGGGAAGAGACTCTCGCGTATCGTATCGAGAATCCACGAAGGCGTTCGCCTGTTTGCTGAACCAAATCTTTCGATGGCACAGCCATGACGACAACTCCTTTGTCGCCGTATCTTCTGATGTGTTCCATGATGCACATGATTGCAAGGCGTGTCTTACCTGAACCTGTCGCGGCCTGAACAGTCATTCGGCGTTCGTCATCAGGGAGTCCGAGCCAATGACTGAATGCTTCGCTTTGCCATCGGCGTGCTGTTGCTTCAATGATTTCAGCGGTTGGTGTTCCACCCATTGCTTTTCGTATCAATTCGGTTGTTTCTTCTTTGGTCATAGGTTTCTCAATCATTTTCTTCATCTCCTTCAAAGCATTCGTCACAGACGCAACGGTTCTTTTTGTTGCGCTCTTCGTAAATGTGCTTGAGGCAATCCTGATTTTCAGGGGCGTCTGTTTTGTGTTGCAAGTGAAACAAGGAACGCATCGAGCGATTCCATGCAGTCATTGAGGGTGTTGGTTGTTGGTCGATACCTTGAGTCGCGTCAAAGTATTCTTCGTAAATGTATTCGTCTGTTTCGATTCGTGTCTTCAATTCGTCAGTCATTCTTCTTCCTCCGCAGGGTGAATGATTTCTCCATCGTCGTTGATGAGATAGTCAAGGGTTTCAGGGATGACGATTTTGCTATGGTCTAACATACGATAGCGTATCGTATCAACAGGGCGCATAACAAATCCACCATCCACATCAGGGATGTCGAGATTGTCAATGATGTGTTGTTCAAGTGGTGTCAATCGCTCCATGATTTTGAAATTGAAGACAGAAGGAATACCCTTTCCATCTTCACCACCTTTTGTTTGTGTGAGTGGTTGTCGATAGGTGTCAAATTCTCGGACGCCTTTCTTCGCTCTCATGAAAGGGACGAGTTTGTCCAATGAATTTTCTTTACCCATTGCAATCATGATTCGCTTGTCGCCATGCTCAATGATGATGGCGTTATCGCGACCGTTGTGTCGGATAGTTATGTTGCGCCCAACAGTTGTGTGCATTAGGTAATTGTCTGTTCCGTTCGGGTCAAGTAGTGCTGTCAGTATTTTCGTTTCGTTTGTCATTTATTCCCACTCCTGTATGTTGTGAATGTTGATAGTGATATGGTCATAGATTGTATTCGTATCTTCTTCAACCCAATCTTGGTCGCGACAGAATCGAATGCAGTCTGTCAATGTCTTACCGACAAAGTGAATGCATCGTTCCCATTTGAATTGGACAATCCAAACGTGAGGCTTCAACAATTGAGCGACGTATCGCTGTTCCTTGTCGTGTTCCATCCATGCGTCCATGTATTCCATTCGTTCTTCGGCTGTCATCTCGTTCCATCGAGGATGAGCATTAGGATATTCATAATGAACGTGGTCTTCAGGGTATGTAAATTGAAATCCTATGTATGTAGGGAGGCTCATTCTTCATCACCTATGAATCCGTCTTTGCAGATGTGCCATGAAGCACAGTCGTGTAGGTTGCCGTTGAATAAGACACGAACAAGTCCTCCGTCTTCGACTGTGAATCCGTCATGCTTTTCGATGTCTTCAACGAAGAAGTCGAAGTTGTCACCGTTGACGATTTGAACAGAACGAGTGATGGGAGAACCATCAACGCCGTAGCGACAGAAAACGTAGTGTGCGTCTGATACTGAGTAGCGTCGCTCAATCTTCGCTCGTTCTGCAACGTTGTTCAGGATTGTCTGCATGTGGTCAGGCATTGGCCTTGCAACAGGAGAAGGTAAGAGGGGAGAAGCATTTCTGTTGTCGCTCCCTTCATACCATTTACCATCAATCATTATGTGTATCATGTTTCTTTGTTTGTTCATTTTTTTTCACTTCCATTTGTGTGTCCATTGGACTATGATTCTTGATATTCTCTATTTATTATGATAATAATATACTACTTATTATTATAAGAACAACATAAGATTCGCGATAAAGGTTCGTCTTGGTGTTGTTAATAGACGCGGATGAGAACATCTTGGATACCGTGTCTATGATTGTGCATCATCGTGAATGAATCACGACGAGGGTGAATGTGATATGCTGATTGAACAGCGTGGAATGTTATGTCGAACAGGTCAGGAATTGTGCGTGTTCGATAAGAGAGCGAGATATTTTCTCGCTGTGAGTGTGAAAACAAACAGACGCAACCGTATGGTTGGTCGACGTCTGTTTATGCCAAAGAAGAGCAAATGTGATGGGACATCACATTTGCGAGGCATAAAAAAAAGGATGACCAACCCCACCGAAGCGGGGCGGTCATCCAAAGGGGTGCAGTAGGATGCAAGCCATGAGAAGGGTGTCGTTGTTGGCGACTAAGGGTTCAATGCAGACCGAATCAAAGCAGGTTGATGACGTTCATGGTGTATGCTTCATCATCAACAGATGAAGAAGCGGTGTTACCACGTTCATACGGCAATGTCCAACCATGTCGAGACTTAAGGTTGGATGAGTCAGGGACTTCACCGAAGATAGCGGAACAGATTCGACCAATGGTATCATCGCTGATGTATTTGCGAAGGTCATGGTTGAATTTGGTTACACCTGAAAGAATCATGACAGCCGAGACAACTCGACGTCCTATGTCCCTGTTCTCTTTTGGAGTTGGGATAAAGACGTTCTCGTTCTGCTTGTTCTGTCGAGTCCATGAGAGACCCGAAAGGTTAGCCATCATGTAGTTGCAGACAGTAGCCTTGAACTGTTCAAGTGGTGAACGGGTGTTGTGATGAAGAGGCTTCGATGTTCTGCCCTTGCCGTTATAGAAACGGAAAAAGCCACCGTTAGCATCAACGTTGTCATCGTTGGTATAGAGAGCGAAAGCGTTCTCAACAACAGATGGTTCTGATGCTTTGGCCTTGATGAGGTCGATGTCGATGAAAGAACCTGAAACAGACGCCTCAGTATCTTCATCGTCGTCGAAGTCATCTTCATCGAGGTCATCAACCGTTGGTTCATCGTCGGAGTCGGAGAAGTCGAAAACGATGTCGTCGTCTTCTTCATCCGATTCAGGCCAACAGGCTTCAACGAGAGCGACACAAGCAGTTTTGAGTGCTGTTGTGTTCACCTTCTTGAGGCCCTTCGGTAGTTGAGCCCTGACAGCGTTGAGGACATCCGCAAGGATGTTGTAGGCTTGATTGCCTATGTTGAAGGACGACGGTTTACCGTTCGCCTTCTTCTCAACTGTCTTGGACATCGTTGTGTTGTCGATACCCTCCGAAACTACATGGTCTCGGATGGCATACAACAACGATGGGCCACCGTTGGTTGGGGTGTTGTTCATTTGACGGACGAGTTCAGCACACAGTTTGTGCTTGTCGCCCTTTGTCTTGGCTTCCTTGACAGGAGCGGATTGAATTAGTTTCAAACCACTCATGACAAGAGAACCACATGCTTCAATTTGCAGGGTTAAGTCTTCTGACATTTTTGTACCTCCGAGAGTCTATACATATTCCGCGTTCACTTATATACCCCCCCTGCCTAAATCGCGGGTTGCTTGGTTATCGCGCTATGTTGCGAAGAAGCAATGCAACAGCGCGATGCAACCGTATGGTTGGAGCGCGACAGAATGAGTATCGCGATAAGATGTCGGCGCGAACAACCCCGCGCGATATTTCGCTTGTCGCGGATGCATCGCGATATATGAAGCATCGCGACATAGGCGTCGCTCACAATTGCATCGCGCCTGAGCGTCCGCGCTTCGCGCGACTGCGACGCATCGCGCTTCACGCGATGCGCCCTCTCGCGGGCAAATTGCTTATCGCGCTTAGGCGGAGTCGCGCTTCTCGCGCGACAATTTGCCCTGCTTAACCGCGTGCGAAATACAGACATTTTTTTCGTGGGGTCAAAAAAAATTTCAAAAAAATTAACGCGAACCCGAATGTAATTCTGAAATATCCTTTTCACCCGTCAAATAAGGAGCAAAGTGGTAATACTCCATTTTCCGCTTCTTTGCTTCGGGTTCAGTTAGGCTGTAAGCACCATATTCATGAGCCATGTCGCGAAGCGTTTTCCAATCTTTTACGCGATTTTTAGGAACAGAAAAGTTGGTTGCCGCTAAATTGGCAGGGAAACCACCAACCGCGTGTGCCGCCCATGTGCCTATTTCGGCGTCTGTCAAACCGTGAACATCCTCATGTGCAGAAGCAGTAGCGAACTTATCAGCAAATGAATCTTGCAATTCTTCCTCGTCAACGGTTGGATTTTCGTCGCGAAGGTGTTGCCATTGGTTAGCGACATTCACTCCCGTAAATCGCTGATTGCCGTGTTTTTCATCCCAATTACGCGGAACTGAACCCCCGCGTCGGTAATTTGGTCCATCGGGTCTTGGTTGTTGATAGCGCGGTAGTGAAGAGATGAAAGTGCCTTTTGGACTATGCATACCACCCTCAACTTGAGGAACAATAGTTTGATTGTGAACATCACTATTCATATTGATGTAAGCCTCGGCTTTGAGAAACGCCCAAGACTGTGCAAACGGCGCGCCCATAAACAACGCATGCTATTCGCGATTAAAGAAATACCGCTATCTTCAAGGGCATGGTTGTCGTGCGCTATAACAATGCGTCGCTTTGTCCGTATCATCAAGGCCGACGAAGAAGAGGAAGAGGACACCGTCCGACGATTCAAGCGTGGTATGAGGCGCACAGCACCAACCAATCAACAGTTGGCTGACAGGCTCATGGCGCGATACATGGAAAAATTGATGAAAAATCCTCCGCGCTGGAAAGAAGGTGAAGAAGACGACGATGAATTTACAGAAGTCGGTGACATTGACTTCGGTGAACTTTACGACGACATTCTTTTCGCGAACAACAATATGTTGGCTGATAAATTGGGTCTTGACGAAGACCAACGATACAGCGAAGTGCTTGATGAAGAGGGTGACATCGCAATACCGAGCATGATGTCTGTTCCGATTATTACGAAGCGCGTTCTTGATTCACTCGACAAGATGATTGAACACTTTCAAAGCGAAGAATTTTTAGAAAAAGAAGCGGATTTGCTCGGTCGCGAACCGTTAGACGGTCAAGAGTTGCAGTTCATTAAAGACATCGACGAACAAGACAACGGTGAATTAGGGAAGCGAATGAAAACACATGGCGTGCCACCTGACATCACAGCATGGATTGACAACGCTGATTCGCCGCGAGGAAAAAACAAGTTGATGGAATACTTCAAAGAAAAGTCTCGACACCCGTTGAGTGAAACAACGTTCCGCAGTCTTGGCAAATTCAAAGAGCGACCAAAGAAAGGTTCGATGGTAAGAGTGTCGGGTCGAAAGTCATTGCGCGACATACCGCAAAGCATGTTGGAAGGTGTCACTCAAGCCAAACCAAACCGTGAAGACTTTAGCGCGCAATACAAAACGCCTGAAGAACAGGCGGCATATTTTGATGAGCCGCGAAAAGTGCGCGCTGACCTTGATAGAGCAAAGAAGTTGTATGAACAACAGGTTTTCTCAAGCCCTGTATTCCGACCCGGCGAAGTGTATGCGGGTAAAGCGAAAGAAATGAACAAATGGAAGCGGTTGATTGACCGTAAAGCGAAGGACGAAGGTCTATCTGACGTCAAAGAAGCGGTGCAGTTGGTTCAAGAAGATTTGAACAAACACATGCGCGTATTCCTACAAAATCGTGCTGTCGGGACTGCGGGACGCGGTGGACGCTTTGGTCGTGCGGCAACGTCAATCAAGGCTCCCGACTTCGTTACGCCTTCGTTTTACGAACAGGCGCGTAAGATGGGTGTGACGTTGGAATCGCGACCAAACGCACCTGATGGTATGACGGAATTTTTCTTACGCGGAGACGCACCGAACAGCGAAAAGAATCGACGCGCAATTGCACGCGACCCGCCTCAATTCGATAATGAAATGGAAGCGCACCCTGCTCTTGCTACTGCTTTAGATGAAGGCATTCTGTATCAGTTGGGAGATGAAGTGGATAGCAAAGCGAAAATGCCTGAAGTGGGAGTGTCAGCCGACATCAAAGACGTTGGTTTGCAGGAGCGAACTGAACGTGGTGGAGATAGAAGTGCGCGCGGTGAAACAGCCAATCTTCCTTCTGTTGAAGAAATGCAACGTGAAGTAAAAGGAACGAAAGGTGGTGTAAAGCAGACCAAGTTGGGGCGTTATACTGCATCAACGAGACGTGGTGGAGGACAAGCAACAGTCGCGCAAGATAGCCGTCTTCTCGATTTAGATTTCATGTTGGAAAACGACATGTTTGAAGGTGGTCGAGATGAATACAATTACCTTCGCGACCAAGTGTTGAACGACGTCACAGGAGACTATCGTCCGACGTATTTCAGCGAAATTCCTCACGGAGATGACTTCCCTGAAGGCCACCCGTATCATAAACTCGACGAAATTCAAATCATCAAAGAAGCATCGAAGTTCATGGATGATTTGGTTGGAGCGAATCGTCGCGTTGTTCAAGTGAGAGGGAAGTTGAGGAAAAGCGGTCTGTCGTTAAAAGAAATTATGGACTTGAATCTCAACACCGAAGACATTTACAATATGAATCAAATAGTAAACGCTGACGACCCTGAATCAGCATTAAACAAGCAATCTGAAAAGAACATTGAGCGATACAACACATGTTTTGAAGCAGGGGTCACGCAACAATTCCTCAACAAAGCGGCGAGAGACGCAGAAGAGTTGCGCAACATCGCTGAACAATTCGGCATTGACCCCATCGACATTGCTGATATGGGAGCGCGCTATGCAAATTCAGGATTTACAAAAGAAGGATTCGACCAAGCATTCGCGAGCATGTTTGGTAAGTTGGGCGGCGACATAACGAAAGGTGCGGCGTTGCGAACAATGTATGCTATCAAGCGAATGAACGATGCACACGCTGAGAATACAGCGCGCTACGAAGAAAGAATAGCGCAAACAAAGCGACACATCGACCATCACAACGCGAAACCAAAAGAAGGAGAAGAATTGGAAGGCTTACCTGATAAGCGCAAAGAAAAAATCATTGACGATGAAGAGCAATGTGTTGCGTGTCACCCTAAGCATTTTTCATCGTCGACGCCTGAAGAGGCGAGGATGGCTCGCGACGGCGCACGCACATCGTCGATAAAACACAAGCGTGTCATGGTTCCGCAACTCGATTTCATCTTCAATACACTAACGAACGAAGACGAATACATTCCGTTGTTTTCTGACGATGAAAGCAAAACGTCGTTGGCTAAGATTGCACATCATGTGTTGGGTGAAGGAACTGAATTTAGCACATTCAAAAGCAAATTGGAACGTAAAGCGAAATACTATCAGGGTGGTCGCGACGGTGTTCGTCGAGAAATCAAGAATCAAATACGCAAAGCCGCGCTGAAATACAACGAAAAAATTGAAGATTTGGACGTTGAATTTCCGGGCATCAAATTCAAAGATGAAAAAATTCAACCGATGGGTGGAGCGAGAAGTTCTGCCGCGCAACGTGTCGCGATTGGACATATTGCGGGTTCAAATTTCATGGGCGACGAAGAACGTGAACAGTTGCGATTGGACAATTTGTTCAACGCGCAAATGGGTGGTCTTGTTGAAGCGTTGGAGATTATGAACGACGTCGAAGACGGCAAATACCAATACAAAGAGGGTAAAAAGAAATACAATTACAAAGTCAAAGATTTCAAAGGAAGAAGCGACATCAAGAAGTTCATTGTAAACAACAGCAAAGACATCAATCTCGCCAAAAAGAACGAAGCAAAGTTGCGTCGGTATCAGATGCTTCAAGAACACTTGGGTGGTATCGAAGAACGTTATCAACTCGCGATGGATGCGTGGAACAAAGAGTTCGGTAAGCGCGTCGAAAGCGGTAATTTGCAGGAAAAAGTTAATCCTAAAGGACACGCAATCGCGATGCAACAAAAGGCGGCGATAGCACAACAACACGCGGATGAACTCAACGAAAGATTGCACGCTATACGCGACGGACATGTCGATATGGTGCAGGACGCTCAAATGGGGCAAAGAGAGATTGAGATTCCGCGATATGCTATGGGTCTTCATAACATCAAAATTGGCGACTCTCAAATCACCGTAGGGTCGCTGAGTCACTTGAGTAATCAGACCTATCGCATCGTCGACAGTCGCCCACCGCGAAAACAAGGTGAAAATTACCGTCTCGTTCTCGACAAACCGTTGATTGAGAATGTTGAGGCGGGGCGCGGTGCAATTCGATTTACCGAAGTTCCTAAGAACTCGTTCCTCCAAGCAGGTAAAACGTTGTTCTTTGAAAAGGAAGCATTCAGGGATGGTGTGAAGAATCCTGCCGATTACTTCAAGAGAATGAAGAATCGAATAAGCGGCATTGAATCAAAGACTGAAATCGTCAGAAACGACGAAGAATACAACAAGCGACGAAACGAATACGCGCTTGGTGCATTGGTCAATTGCATGTCATACAACGAAAAGAAGAAAAAATACGAAAACCTTCTCGCGCCTATTCTCAAAGAAAAAGACGAAAAGAAGCAACTCAACATGCTTCTTAAGTTGCGTGAACAACTTTACACAGGCGACGATGGCTTCCCTCTTTCGACTGTCTTCATGGCTGACGGAGAGGGCAATACGCGCCAATCAACTTTGTATGCACCTGACGAATACATGGTGGGTCAAATGGGCGCAAGTGGTGGAACAGGTCTCACGTTCATGGACAACAACAAGCACTTACCAAATCTTTCTGACATGGCTGTGTTGCAAGCCCACAGTCGTAAATACAACAAGCGCGGACTTTCGCGCAAACAAATGAACGCTATTCTTGATGCTCAATACAACGAGGCTGATATGACAAGAGCGCGCTTGGATATTTTGACGGGCAACAAAACCATAGAAGAAGAAGAAAAAGAGATGACTGAAAACGAGATTGCAAAAGCCATTCAAAACAGTCATTACACCGATGAAGAACTTAAGCGAATTAAAAACGGTGAATCGTTCGACGTGCCATTTTCTCGCGGTGGTGCGACTGCGTGCGGAACGTGTGGTGGTAATCGAGCCGTCACTATGAATGATGCAATATCCTACATACGCGCCCATAATCCACTACTTCGCAACGCGCACCCTCAAAGTAAAGCGATGAGAGAACACATCAGAAAACACTTGCGCCCACCAAACAAAGAAAATTTTGAAGGTTCGCGAAAAGAGCCACACGAACATCATCACGTCACTTGCCCTGATTGCGACCACGAAAACGAAGATTCGCCCACAGGACGGTGTGCTGACGGTGTTTGTTCGCAATGTCACGGACACGGCATTCTTCACCCTGACGACGACGATTGGCTCAAGGGATATTCAATGGTCGATGATAATGGTGTCGAACACTCATATGAAGGTGAACGACACAATCCTCATCATGGTAAATCGTTTACAACCGACACACTTCAAGAAAAGTTGGGTCGAGTTATGGGTGTCAAAGGACGCCCTTCGACAAAAAGTATGGCACTTGAGGTGTTCAAAGACAACGTCGCGAGAGGTATGTTTGCACCTTTGACCAACATGGGAACAATCCGAGAATTGAACGCAAAGCGTTACGGTGGCGGAGACGAAGCGCGAAGAAGAGAAAAGACGTTCCAAGACCTTGTTGCGCAATTTAGAGCCGAACAAGGAGAAGAAGACGCATCGCCTCGTCAGATGGCTCCTGCTTCAATGGAAGACGCAATTGAGCGGCTCGCACAACAACCGCAAGATTCAGCAGGTATCGACCAATTACCTGAAAGCGAAGTAAAGAGTGACGCGCTGATGAGAGCGTATCACGAAAACATGATTGAAGTGCGCGCAAGTAACATGGCGAACACGGCTATTGAAAATGGTCAAGACAAAGATGAAGTTCTTGAATTGCTCAACACGGTTCTCAACCACCCTGACAAATCCATGTCTCACGGAGACGAAGAGCATGAAGTGTCGGAAGCAATGGAACGACTTCACGATTACGCGACACGTCATCTTGTAAGAAGTGAAAAACAACAATTCAGCGTGGACAAAGAAGGTCGATTAAGGGGAGACAATCCTTCGGAATATAGTTCACTCATCTATGAACATGGGCGTTTTCAAACACCGTTTGAGTCGCTAAGAGAAATTTTTCATCCTAAGAACGCAGGTAAGCCTTACGTTATGGACGTCGAAGACGTTCTTCATTTGTTCCGACACTCACCTGAATTCACTCAAGCATGGAATCGTCATACGGGCGAGAGTGGCTTCGACGAAGAAGAAGCCAACAAAATGTTGAATCTTGTCACCACAGGACGCGCTGATGACAAAGAAGCCAACGATGCGCGAGAAAAAGGTGTGAAATACACACCGATGGTGAAGCAAAAACTGACCAAGATGTCGCACCCTGCTTTGTCAGCGTTGTTGGATGAATTCGGATTTGATGCTGACCGAAGAGTCGATTTTGAAAATGTCGAGACGTCATCAGCCGAACCTACATGGACTGACGAAATTAAAAATCAAATGAAACAATCGAAGCGCAATTTATACTTCTCACGCGATTTAAAGGAAGGAGAATACGTTCACGGCCCTGTTAAGCGAAAAGGGTTAGACGCGGAATACAATGCAGAAGTCCGAAACGCAGTCAAACCAATGTGGCATCAATTCGCGCTTTTGACAGGTTTGAAACAGTTGTGTGAAGAATACGACGGATTGTCCCACGTTGGATTGCACGAAAAGATTGTGTCCGCGAACAAAAGAGTTGGATTGTCGGCTGACACGCGCATGTCGCCGGGTAACTTCCTGACACTCATACAAAACGATACCCCCCTCATGACTCAAGCCTACAACGAAGCCGCGCGAATGTTAGGATTCCAAGATGAGAACGATATGGAAAAGAAATTAACGATGTCGAAAAAGGTTGCAGGTTTGAAAGGTGATGATTTCAAAGAAGAAATTTTGAACGACGCTAAACCTGCCGACGTAACACCGCACTCCATTCCAAACGCGCAACAAGTCTTCAAAGAAAGCGTCGCTGTCAATTACAGCGCATCCGAAGAAGCGCGACAACAAGACAAACAAATGCACGACTTGATGTGGAAAGTGGCTGAACACGAATATACGCCAAATGTCGTTTATGACCAAAAAATGATGGACTTGATGGAAAAGGGTGGATTCGCGTCAGCCGAAGAGGTGTCGCAAGCGGCATCAGAAGGAAAATTGAATCAAGCCGAAATGAAAGAATTTGAAAACGTGATAAAAGGCATCAACGGTTTCCACCCCACATGGCAACACGGTCGCTTCGATGATTTACATATATACGATTCGATAGCGCACCGAAGGCACGCGGGAACGCCGATACAATCAACAGCACAACGCCCTGTATCACTTGCGCCTCCTGTCGCACCGCAAAAGCAACCAACGACGGTATCTCAAATGCCATCACCGCGAATCCCAATGACACCACAACAGCAACTTGAAACGGCAGGGTTGCCGCAATTCCAACTTTTCCCTCGACCGAACGTGCCGCAATTGGGAGAAGATGATTCTCAATAATATCATATTTTTCTTATAATGATAATATACTATATTGTTGTAATAATAATATGATAATATCAATAAAGAGGTGAATCAACATGCTTATGTATCGCTCGCGTCACGCGGTATGTATGGAGGTTGTTTGATATGCAAGAGCGAACGCCACAAAATAAAGATGAATTGAGAGTATTCGGACTGATTTCTTTCGTCGCTATACTCGTTGGAGCCGCGATTGCAGTCTTTGACGCAGGGCTATGGCTGAAAGATGATTCAACACAAACAAACGCGATAACATACATGATGGGCGCATTCACATTACAGGGCATGTCGTATTTTATTTACAAGATGATAGCACAAGATGGTATGGACCAGCGCGCTGTTATTTCAAACATGCAACGAAGCATGACACGACAGATGCAAAACCAACAAATGCGGTTTGCTAAGGCTCAAATGGACGTTGAAATCAAGAAACAAGAGGTCGCATTCGCGAAACAACTTGAAGAGTTGGAGAAAGACCCCGAAGTTCAGCAGTATCTCGATTTGATGAATGTTGATTATGAGCCTGACGCGCCTCAACACAAAGCAAAAAAGAAAGAACCACTTAATTTGAGCGGTGGTCGTAAGCGAAACGCTGACGGGACATACGCGAAAGACAAGAAAAAGGAGTGAACGTTATGGGTTGGTTGTTCAAAACCCCATCAGATGATGCTACGGAAGCAACGTTGCGCGCTTTACATACTCAAAACACACTCGACACTTACTACGAACGCGGTAAAGCGTTGGTTTTATGCATCATCGTTGGTTTTTCAACGGCTCTTGGTGTATCATGGTTTGAACAAGCAACCGATGTAAGCATTTGGGAGAACACAGTTGAGTGGTTTTTCAATAAAATACGCGGATGGGTGGAATGATTGGTCGGAACAGTAGCAGGAAGCGCACTTATGGGCGCGATTGTTTACGGTAAGGAGTTGTATAACTTCGTAAAACCACGCAGGATTGGTGTTTACGGTCCAACTCGCGTTGGAAAAACCACGCTCGACCAATTTATGCGCACTCCGGGTGAAATGGACGACATCGAAGACCGCACAATGCACGCAAAACGCCTTATCGGTGGCGGATACGTCTTACCAAAAGCCACGCGAAAGCGAATTCGATGGCAGGGGGAGAAAAGAGTGGTACATTCGTCTGATATTGGCGGTCAGCAACGCTTTTGGAACTTGTGGATTGACGATATGGTTGACCGACAAGTCGAAATTGTCATATTTATGACAGATACGCGCGTCTTGAAAGGACAAGGAGCCGAAGTTATTGACGCAATCGGTGGTTTTGAGTATCTCACCGACTCGTTGATTGAAAAACGGTGGAGATACCGCTCATTATTGACAAGATTGCGCGGAAAACGCTACGCTCCGAAGCAAATATGGCTCGTCGCGAACAAAGCGGACGAGTGGTGGGATGATAATGCGAACATTTTGTGGCAATCCAACCGATTACGCGAGCATAAAGTGTTCGATTCGCACCGTCCTGCCATGCGGAGGCTTCAAAAAGCAGGTATTCCGTGTCGCGTTAGCATGATGGCGACGAAAATTGGTTGGAATGTGGAAAAAACGTTGATTGAAATGCTAAATTGGTGATAAAATGCTTGGTAATACCCCTCAAAACGACCTCTTACGCCTCGCCGCACAGACACAAATGAGCCTCGCACAGATGCAACAACAGGCATCCGCACAGGCCGCGATGAGCAATGCGAGCCAACATATCGAAGTTCCGCAGGTCAATTTTTACCCTTCACAGCACCCAAACCCCAAAAAAGCGCGAAGAAAGGACATAAAGCAAGCATATCGCCTCTTGAAACCCACAAAAAGGTCAATTTTCTCTCTCAAACGCATTTGGGGCGGTAAATATCGTTACAATACCAACACAATGCGATGTTGCGTTGACGGATGCGATGTTGAACACCTTTTACGACATGCAGGGAACATTTACGAGCAGGTTGGAGACGAAGAAACAGGTCAAACGTTGTGGGATTTGTACTTCAAAAACCCTGTAACAGGCGAGGTTGAAGCCTTTGTAGCACGCGAAAAAGTCACAAGTGGGCGTAAATTGCGCGCAACATACTGCCCTGAACACCTTCATTTGTATCATTTGTTGACGAAATGGGAGAAAGAAGACGAGAAAGAAGAGGAAGCGAGCGGTGGGACGCTTAAAGCGAAGTTGAAAAAGGGTGTTTCGACCGTTGCTGTGCCAATCAGTAGCATCAAAAAGAAGGACAACACACCTCCAATACTCGCTAAATATGAGCCATTCTTTCAAATGCTCAAACAAGATAACATTCCTGTCACACATTTAACCAATACCGCGACAGGAATGAATGATTTAGTGATGATTGTGTTTGATATGCGTCAATTTCAAGCAGGGAACAATGCGCGGTTGTTGTTTGATGCGCTCGCGATACATCAAGCACAGCAACAAACCGCCCCTCTTCCTTTACCGACAGAATCAAATGATGGTGTAGCGTGAGGTTGTATCATGGTGTGGCCTTTTAGCAACAATAACCAACCCGCGCAACAACAAAATGGCGCGTTGAATCTCGGATTACCGAGCGGACAGCAACAAGTTCCGTATCAAATCACGAATGGAACGCAAAATGGGGGATACAACCCCTATGCGCCACCTCCACCACCGTCAGAAATGGATATTTTGTCCGCGATGATAACAAGCAATCCTCTCATCGACAAGTGGTTATCGGACAACAACGGCGCAAATATGAACATGCTTATCTCGCTTTTGAGCAGTCTTGTTGCTGTTTCTGTCCACACAATGCTATCAAACGCGAAATTGGTCGAAAAGGACAACGGATATACGTTCGATTTTAGCGGTGTGCAGGGATTACCGACTGCTGATAGCGTCACGATGGCGCAAACGCAAATACTCAATCAAGCATCCAACAATGTTCAACAAACAAACATGCAATTCCAACAAATGGTGCAAATCGCAAACCAAAGTTCGTTACAAGGTATGTTGGATAACGCTCTCGCGGACCCCGGCATGTTACAGAACGTTGGTGGTGGCATCGGTTCGTTCATGCGCGGAATGGCAGGAGGTCGATGATATGGACATCTCTTCGCTATACACGACCATCAGCGATATGACAAATTTGCGCAAATCAGTTATTGTTGACATGATTATGGTTCAACTTATCACATTGACGCTTGGTTGCTTTCTTATCTTGGTCTTTTCAGGACCACAAATGACTTCAACCGACTTAAGTTGGGTTATCGGCGCACTATTCGTCTCGTTCAGCGCGACGGGAATGATTTACCGACGACTCGGACAACAAGGTTGACCATTTACCAATAGGGCATTCGCTGTTGAGCAGTATCGTCTTTGTTTTGATAAAACAACCACACAATCCGCATCGGTCGTGTCGCCGTTCAGGGCATTGTTGGCATATATTGTAACGACGCTCTCGTTCTGTGAGGTCAGCCTTGTTGTTTTTGATAATATCCATAGCGGCGCGAGAAAGACTCTTTGCTGTATTCTTTGAAAGCGGAACACCTGCTATTTTAGGTGAACGACGAAGCCTCTCTCGCATAGAAACACTCATTTGATACGGCTACTTGGTCTTTGCTATGGCGGAGCGTATATCGCGTGCTTCTTGCAAATTCTGTCAGGACGAGGGTCGCGACTCTTTGGAAGAGATGATGAAGAGCGGAATGATGACCGCGAAAGATATGGATAGTGATATGGGATGGCGTGAAGGAACGGCTGACCGTCATTTTCGTAACCATATGGGCGAGTATCACATGGCGAGCAACAGTCAATGCGGTTTTTGCACTTCTCCAAAGCGCGAAAACCTTGAGCAAGCGTATTTCAACTTATCAATGACAACCCAACAAATCGCTGACGACCTCCAAATTCCTGAATCAAACGTATATCATCATCTTAAACACCACCTCAAGCCTGTTGTGCAAAAAGGTGCGGCTGACCTCATCATCGTTGAAGCAGGGCAGGAGATGGAGTCTTTGCGTAACAATTTAGCACGAATCAACGGTGAATTAGGTCACTTTCTTGACGATGCTGACCGCAACGACCCTCAATACGTTCGTAACATTGTTTCGTTACACAAAGAAGTGCGTGAGACGGTGAAAGACATCGTGCGCGTCCAAGAACGTGCGGCAGGAAGCACGAACGAAACCATGAACGCTCAAACCATCAACATCCTCAAAGTTGAATTGGCGAAAGAAAGCCCTGAAGTATGGGCGCGCCTTCGTAACAAATTGATGGGCGGTGACGAATAGTGGTTGGAACTGCGGGAACAGGAAGCACCGCAGGTTTTCGATTCAATCCGCGTCAAAGCGCGGAAGAATTGCAAGAAGATTCATCGGTTGGTCGCGAAGACTCCGAAGAGCGCGCACTTCACGATGCAAAGAAGCGTGAAGAACAAGATAAGCGCGCACGCAAATTGCAAGGTCTTCAACATATGAAAATTAAGATTCCTCAAAAGAATCCTGACGATGAAGAAGACAGCGATATGAAGCAACAGGCTGAACTTGGTCAAATGACAGGACAGGTCGGACAAAGCGAGGCTATCGACGGTGCGAATCCGAACGCGAGTGGTCTCGGTGCGAACATCATGCTCTCGACGACGGATTACATCGACGACGCGTTTGAAATGATTCGCAAAAAACGCGACAAGCCAAAATACGACGACGAAAAACCACAGAAGACAACGACGATTTCAACAATACGAGCGAGAGCGAGAGCGAAAACAGGTAAGAAGCGTAAAGCGAGGAAAAACGTCACCGTCGAATCACTCAAGCGTCGAAGGCGAAGAAAAGGAAGCGGTATTCCGCTCAAAGCAGGAAACGTTCGACAGATGGGGAGTATGTCAGCCCTTTCTGCCGCTCGCGCTCCGTATGCTTCGTTTGGAACAGGATACACATACCGTCAGCCAACCCGATTTATCCGTGTCGGTGGTGCGACAGGCCGTTCGCGTGCTAAACAAGCATATCCTGACCCACGACAACGCGAAGCGGAAGCGGCACGACAACAAATTCGACAAACACAACCAACGCAGGACATTACACCGCCTATCCCAACGATGTCTCCGATGTCTCGATTGACAAAACCACCTCGCGGTCGCGGTCGTAAGAAGTTGCACAGCAAAGCAACTCGGCAACCGCGCACAGCACCAACACCAATGGGTCAAGAAATGACAGAAGCAACTTCACTTGCGGGTGGTGCGGATTCGATTCTCGCTTCCGAAGAATTCATGAAAGGACGCGCACAGAAAGTCAAGGTAGGTATATCACCTCGCGATAGGATTGAATATCGAACGTTGATGGACAAATTGAATCGTTTGTTGCGACGCATGATGCATAAAGAAGATAAAACGTCCACACCGAATTCGTCAGGTGGGGAGACATCAAATCCAACAGGTCCAACCGAGACCGACCCTGATGACGATGCGACGCGATGGGGCGCACACGCATACGACTTGTATGTCAGGAGAGGTGGAATAGGTTGAGCGACATCATCCTCAAAGGAAAAGGCGTTTACTACATGGACGAAGATGGGGTCATGCACCCTATGTCGTTCCCACCTGAAGATTCTGACCACGAAAACGAATCACATTTTTACATCAATTCGATAACAGGTAAGCCTTTCAAGGAGATACCTGCGCACATGCGTCAATTCCCTATGGAGAAAAGCGCGATGATTTTAGCCAATGAAATCATGAAGGGAGGATACATTGATGAAAACGGCGTCAGGCGAAAGCCGACAACAGAATCCAACGCTTTGAGTATGGCGAAAGAAATCATGAATGCTTCCGCGATGCGATTCAACAAAATCAAACGCGACAACAACGACGACTTTCACACCGTCCCAATTCCGTTCGGAGAAGATGGTCGTCTCCATCCTGAATACATGAACAATCACTACGGTTCGCACGAACACAAGCGTGTGCCGACAGCACAACGAAGAACAAGAACAGAAGATGGGAAGTTAATCAACAACCACGCGAACAACAAAGCGCACCCAACGCTTGGTGTGCATCTTGAGTCAGCGGCATTTCATTTTTCCAAAGAGTTCCAAGATGAAGTAAAGAAGCGCGGTATAGATACACGTTTGGGTGCAAGACAGAACGTTATCGAACCTCAACAAATTACAAGTGGAGTAACGCGACGATACACGTCAAATGAGGCTGACCCAACGTCAAAGAAGAACACAAAATTCCCTTCGCATTACAAACAATTGCACTCTCAAACTGCCGCGTATGGTGAAATATCACCTATGTCCATCGTGTCTGTTTTACCGAATGCATTCTTCAATCCATCAACGCAGGGCGGTATGTCGACTGATTTCATGAATGAATTGATGGAGTTGGGATACGACCAAAACACAGCGAGAGAGATGGCTCGCGCTCCCGTCAATCAGTTGTTGTATGGCGGAGGAACAGGTAAAGATGGACGTGCAACAGGTTTGCGCACCATAATGAAAGACATACGAGAACAAATCGGCATTGACAAAAATCGCGATATTCACCAACTTTACACGAAACACGTCGGACAATTTGGTCGTCTTATTGGCGATGATGAACGCGGCCAAAAGAATGCGGCAATCGACATCATGGCTATGCTCAAGACAGCAGAAGAAACAGGCGTCGAACTTGGCGACACTCCACTTACAAGACCGAATGTGCGTGATAATTACGTCGAATATGCTTCGTCGAGAGCGAGACAAATCGACATGGATTCGCTCGGTCTTGCTGACGAACATCATGATATGCGCGGTAAATTCAATACGAACTACGACCATTTGCACGACTCCTTCCCGTCGCACTTGAGTGGAGGAACGATAGGCGCGGAACAACAACCTGTTGAGCCGTTGCTCCCACCTCAAGAGCCATTGACCACAATGCCGTCCGAGAACGAAACGCAAAAACCTCTCGCGGCTGACCCGTTGGCTGACGAAGGCGGTTCAGCCCAAGTGCCATTCGGCGGATTTGCTCCGCCTGAATTTGGAGGGTTTGGTGGGTTCGGTCCATCTTTCTCAATGAAGTCGAACGATGACCCAATGGGTGTCATCGCGACGATTATGGAGCGTGTGCAAATGCATGACGCAGGTGGCTCATTGATGCAGAAATACGACCCTATGGATTCGTATGATATGCAACAGTTGGGCGAAAATGTAGGTATGTCGAGTCTTGATGTCCGCGCGATTGCTATGTCGCTCGGAGATTGGAATGTGATAGCGAAATCTTTTAACACGACGCATGACGTGGTTCGCGCTATCAAGCGGTCTTGTGGAGGCGCACTCAATGGTTGAAACATGGGAAATTGAATGGAACAGCAGTATGATTGAACACGGTGTCGATTTAGGCACAATGGAGTTTATCTTCGCGAAAGGAGGCAACCTCACGGATGTCAATTACGTTATGCTCAATCAACACGACGACACTTGGGAGCCACTCATCAAGGCTGTCGCGGAGCGCGACAACTCACATCCTGACATCATTCGGAAGAATGTTCCGCAACCACAGCAACCACAGCAACCTTTCGGCGTCAATCAAGGATTTGTTCCTGCTATTTCGGGAACTGTTGGTAATACAAATACCGCTTTTAGAAATGCGCGAGACGCACGACGTTTGCTCGGTGCGCAACGCGCTTTGGATTCACAAGCCGCGCTTGAGCAAGGACAACGCACCGTTGGCAATTTAGCACGAACAGGTCAATACGGACAAGCCGCAGGTCGCGCTGTCGCTCAAACAGGTCGAGGTGTAGTCGAAGGTGTCAAAGGTATGGGTCGAGGCATCGCAGGTGCAGGACGGTTTGTCGGTGACAAAGCAGGTCAGGCAGGGCGATTCTTGGCTGATAAATTTCCGGGCGCGAGTGAGCGTATGCGAGATTTCATGGGAGTGGCGGGGAATTACCGAGAAGGAAGAAGACAAGCGAAAGACCAAGCACGCAAAGACAAAGCGGCAGGTATGCGACGCGACGTTCTTCAAGGTGACTTGAATAGATTAGAAGACCAACGAGCGCGCGCTCGTCGAGAAGCGGGAACTGACGCAGGTGAGCGACACCGTCAGTTGGTGGCGATTGCTCAAACACCATTGGCTCAAAAAGAAGAAGAGATGCGACAACAATTGGCTGAAAAGAAAAGTTCGTTAGAAGGTCCGCGACCAAACAGATTCCGAAGAGCGTTGGACATTTCGCGACAAAATCGTGGATTGCAACAGACGCCTGAACAAATGCAAGAAGCGCGACAAGCCGAGCAAGATGCAAATGAAGGAACTGTTGAAGCAATCAACCAAGAAATTGATAGCGCGTCTGAAGGACTAAAAGAGTCGGTCAATACCGACTCACCACCACCACCTGCTATCAATCCAACACCTGCACCTGCCGAGCCTCCTAAAGATGAAGAAATGTATGACCTCACACTTGGCGAAGGTGAGAATGAACAACCTCAAGATGAAGAAATGTATGACCTCACACTTGACGGAGATGCGTCTCAAGAAGATGATGAGCGCGGACGATTCGCAGACCAAATGCTCGATACAGCAGGATATACAGGCGGCACTTCACGCAAAAAAGCGCGTGAAGTAGCACTTGGTTTGTTTGACAAACCCGAAAGTTATGAAGCGATTACATCCGCGACAGGTAGCAGGGGATACAGGACCAAGTTGGCACAGGCTGTTGCCGCTTATCACGGTATGTCACCTGCACAGGCTGACGCGACTGTTCAATCAGCAGAACAAGGCAATCCTGACGCGAAACAAAAGGTTGAGGAAGCGACGAGTGGTGAACAAGCGCAGGTTATGTTCCCTGATTCAGCAGGGAGTGGTGGTGATGATGATGACCCTGCCGCCGCACCTCTCGCGTTGTTCTCAAGCGATAAACACATAGCATCATGGGATGCGCTATTGAAAGGGTTGAACATTCGGTGATGGCGCGTGCAACAGTTATCCCTTGAAGCCATCGAAGAGATTGATTTTGAAGTAGCGAAGCGCGACTTCAAATTCTTCTTTGAAGAGATTCTTGGGTTTCAATTGTCGTGGCATCATGAGCAGTGGTATAACAACCTTGAATCACGAAAGCGATATTGTGTCAAAGCGGCGCGTGACCACGGTAAGTCAACGTTGTTTCTTGGCTACATGCTTTGGAAGACTGCATTCAATCCCAAGACCAAAGCCGTTTTGATTTCGCACAGTCTTCATCAGTCCATTCACCACATGCGCACACTCAATGATTTGATTGATGGTGTGCCGTTTCTCGCGAAAATGAAGAAGGCTGACTCATGGTCGAAGACATTTTTTGGTTTCAGTAACGGCTCAAACATCAGCGCAAAGTCGGTTGGTGGTGCTATTCGTGGTATTCACCCTGACTTGATTCTATGCGACGACATTCTGTGGGGAACAACCGACACAGAACTCGCTCGCGTCGCTTCGTGGTTTTACGAAGTCCTTGTTCCTACACTTCACCACACATCCAAGTTGATGATTGTCGGAACACCGTTTACACCGACCGACCTTTACACGGAGTTGGAAAGTCGCGAAGGGTATCTTGTCGAAACTTACCCTGCCATCAACAGCAAAGGTGAGGCGTTGTGGCCTGAACGATGGGATTTAGAATCACTTGATGCACGTCGAAACGATATGCCCGCGATTGCATTTGCGCGTGAATATCTATGTGAACCAATGGACGACGTTAGCAGTCTCTTCCCATCCACCGTTCTTCAAGCGGCAAAAGATTCGTCGCTTCGGTTAATCGAACGTGAAACAGGCGACCCTGACGACCAATACTTCATCGGTTGGGACCCCGCGATTTCATCAGACCGCGCGGCTGACTATACCGTGATGGTCGTTCTTCGACGTCCATCAACCAACCCTGAATTACTTGAGATGGTTCATGCGGTTCGTCGTAAGAACATGGACTTCCGCACGCAAATCATGGAGATACAGCGTTTGAATGCAAAATTCAATCCTGACGTCATCGAACTTGAAGCCAACAACTTTCAACGCGTCTTCGCAACAGAACTACGCGCGGATACAGACTTACCAATTAAGACATTCATATCCACACGGCAACGTCGCGAGTCACTACTCATGGGGTTGGTGTTGCGTTTTGAGAATGAACAAATACGATTGCCTTACGGTGACGACCGTTCTCGTACACTCACGTCTGAACTTGAACGTGAATTGCTGATGTTCGGTATGAGCAAGAAAGGACGGCTTGACAGCATCGGTCGGCATGACGACTTTGCTATTGCTCTCGCGTTGGCTCATTGGGCGACAACGGAGTTCCGTGAGCGTATTGTGGACTTGGATGACATAATGGCGGGGTTGTTAGATTGAGCGATTGGTGGCTTTTTTTGAAAAACATGCCTCTCGGAGATGAGGGGCGCGGCGGTCGCAAAGTGCAATGTCCTAAATGCGAACGCTATTTTTACGGCGAAAACGGTTTGAATAATCACCATTGTCAAAAACCTGCCAACTTGCGCGCACCTCTTACGCCCGACGAAAATCGCGAGATGATGCAATTTCTTCAAGGGTTTATGACTGAACAACCAAGCGGTGATGCTAACTGCCCCGCTTGTCAAGGGAAGGGCCAAATTGAAGGCGACCCCTGCCCTATTTGTCGAGGTGGTTGAAAATGACGTGCGATTGTGAATTCTGTGTAGGCGGAGAAGCGGCGTTTGGTTATCTTGAGAAGAAGTTATGTCCCGCAGGTAAAGCGGCGGCGAAGCGCAAATTCAAGGTGTATCCATCAGCATACGCGAATGGATGGGCTGTTCAATACTGTCGCGGTAAGTTCCGCAAGAAGAAGGGAGGGAAGAAGAAGAAATGATTCCTCTTGAAGATGCGTGGGCTTTGATGAAAGCAAAGAAAGACGCGCCAAATTATCGCCCTTGTGAAAGTAGCAAGTGCTGTGGCAATTGTAAAGCGTGGGATGATTCAGCAACAGAAGACCCTCAAACGGGCTACTGCAAGTGGTATGATTTCACTTGCAACAAAGACTACACTTGTGATGCGTGGGCGAAAAAATGACGGTTGAGAAGAACTTGAACCGTTGGTTCAAGGAGAAGTGGGTGGATGTTTCGCGCACAGGTAAGGATGGTAAGCATCCTCCATGTGGCCGAAGCAAAGCCAAGACTTCTTCAAAGGGTTATCCGAAGTGTCGACCATCCGTCAAAGTTTCAAGTAAGACGCCAAAGACAAGCGGTTCGATGACGTCAGGTCAAAAGCGCGCGGCGACAAAACGCAAGCGTAGCAAAAAGCAGGGCGTAGGCGGAAAGCCCACCATCGTTAAAGCGATGAACGAGGCGTGGGTCTTCATGAAGGCCAATCAATGCCCCGATGGGAAAGAGCCTCGCTCCGAACAAGAGGCATTGCGGATTCAGCGGGAATACGGCCTTCGCGCTTATCGTTGCTACCGAGTAGTCTATGAAAACGGTCGTTCGCGAGTTATAGGATGCGGTGCATATCACAACACAGGAAGTTGATAACATGACAGAATACGAATACATATACCACGATGAACCAATAACAGCCGAAGAATTAGCAATGATGAACGACGAAGACATCGCGAAAGAAGTGTCGTTTTGCACATGTTGTTCGCCGTTTGACATCGCGAATAGCGTTCTCAAAGCGAAGAAAAAGAGCAAACCGTTTCACGGATACAATCCCAACAGGCATCATCGTAAAGGTGGACTGAATGCGAAAGGGCGCGCTAAAGCAAAGCGTGAACAAGGCTCAAATCTCAAACCTCCTGTGACGACCAAACCAAGTAAATTGAAAGCGGGTTCTAAGAAGGCTAAACGCCGTAAGTCTTTTTGTGCGCGGATGGGTGGCGTCAAAGGTCCTACTTCCAAAAAGGGTAAGTTGACCCCGAAAGGAGCGGCGTTGAAACGGTGGAATTGTTGAATGGTTGCTAATCACAATTTCATGTTTTGCGGTATATGCTACATGGAAGGTGAAAGACCGTTTGGGTTTTGCGAATTATGTTGGACAGCGCATGGAAAACCGTTGAATGCGAATGGAGGACAATGGCACAAATTAACTTGAACGACATTTCTGACATTGTTCGTTCTCATCCTTTGTTGAAAAATCAGATTCGCGGTGCTTCGTTTGGCGACGCACCTCAAACCATCAGTCAGGGTGGTGGTGAAGTCAACGCTAATCCAACACCACCACTCGTCGATGAAAACAAGAAGCGCGAAGAAGAAGAAGAGATGACGAATAAAATCAAACAACAACTCAAACGTTCGCTCCCTGATGGTGGTTGGTTTCAGTCAATGTTTGGTCGAGGCGCGGAAGAACTTGTTAAAGATTTGAGAATGGCGCGCCGTATCAACAAAGGTATGCGTGACGCTATCGACGAAGCCATTGACGCTATTCGTATCGCAAAAAGGCAGGAAGTTGAGGCAACGTTGCAATCCATCGAATGGATTGGTAAACACGAACCAACCGTTCGCAATTTAGGAATCAGCGAACGTGATTTACAAGCACTCCGCAAACACGGTCAGACTCGCGAATATGCTCTTCGACGTGCGTGCGTTCAATGGGAGAAAGCCAATGATACCATCAGCAAGTTGTTACTCATCGAAGGTGATTTCACCGATGACCAACGTCAAATGTGGGTCGATGCTCAACAGTTGAAGAAGAACGCGAAAAAAGAATGGAGAAACACGTTACATTCAATTGACAACATCAAAAAGACCGATGCTGTTTTTCTCACTAAAGCCGTTACAATTCTTGAAAGGCGCGGACCTTTACCTTCAAACGAAATCTTTGCTTCTATGGAAGGAACGAAACACACTTCTCCTTCTAAATTAAGTGCGCTTTTCAAGATGCATGGTGTCGAATACGACATCGAAAAGATTGGTAACAATTGGGGAATCGTTCGCGATAACAATGTGATTTTCAAAGATGTATGGGCGTATGCGGCGGGTTTTCTTGACGCTGACGGATACATCACGATTACAAAGCGCATGGAGCCGCGAGCAGGTTTCATCGCCACAGGAGAGCGTGGTAAGTTGCATTGCGAGCGATTGCATAAAGCACTCGAATGTGGTGTGTTGCAAACAGATTTGAAGATACACAAAAACAGTCGACGGACGCAACATCGGTTGCAATTTTACAGCGAAAATGATTTACGAACATTGTTGAAAGGTATCGCGCCTCATTTGCGAATGAAGAAAGGGCAAGCGAGTGCTGTTATTGAATTGCTTGATTTGCGAGGAAGAAAAACCGACATCGTTAAGTCGAGAAGAGACGACCTATACAAAATGGTGAAGTGGTTGAATTGGCGTGACGTTCCTGATAAGCGCGCTGAACTTCTCAAAGAGTGGAACATTGATGAAGCGGGAGTCCATGCGATGTTTGAGCGAGACGGCGAAACGCTACGTCTTGTCGATGACGCGAACCGACTTGTGGAGATGATTTGATGGCAGAAGAGAAAGGCTTAGTCGGTCGTTTTTTGTCGAGATTGACCAAGCCGTTCAGTCGTCGAACAACGCCTGAACCACAGATGCCGCTTTGGAAGACGGGTATTCAAGAGCCTGTTCTCGTTCAAGGTGTTTCAATCCCTGCACTTTACGCGACTGTTCAAGAATCAATCATCCTCCGAACAACCATCAACACGCTATGTCAAGAGATATTTCGTCGCGGTTATTATTGGGAAAAGAAATTCCACAAGAAATGCACGAACTGTGAAGAAGAATATCAACACGATACTGTGTCGCAATGTCGGATATGCGGCAACGAAGAATTTGAAAGCCCTGATGCTGACCAAATTTTGTATCCGCGATGGTTGATGAAACAGCGCAACAGCATGGACCAATCGTTTATTGAAGTCATGAAAGAGATTGAATGGGATTTGAACATCGTCGACGACGCGTTCTTGTTGCTCATCAAGGAATACTTCATCGACCCACAAAGCGGTGAGATTGAATTTTACCGCGTCAAAGAATTGGTTCGCGGAGACCCAACCTTCATGCGCATCGTGGCTGACAAAGCAGGGAAGCGCGGAGGACGATACCTCATATGTCCTATTCACCGAGACAAAACTTACCCTCACAACGGCGACCACAAAAAGTGCGACGTTTGTTCTTTACCACTTCAAGACGTTCACTACATCAACACAGCAGGGAGCGGTAAAACGCAATACTATGTTGACGGAGAAGTGTTGCATCTGTCTAAATTCAACCCATCGAAGTTGTATGGGCGTTCACCCGTCGCGAGCATGTGGCGTCAAGCACAGTCGCTTACAGCGATGGACAATTACATTTACCTCGCATATCAAAAGCGACGAATACCTCGCGGTGTTCTCGCCATCACAACCGACAACATCCAATCCACCGCTTCGTTTTGGAAAGGCGCGGAAGAAAAGATGGAGCGTGACCCACACTATATTCCGAAGGTTGGTGTTGAGTCTTCATCAGGTCGCGGTAAAGTTGAGTTTGTTCGTTTCATGGACAGTCTCGATGAGATGCAATACGCACAGGTTCGTGATGAAATACGAATGCGTATTGCCGCATTTTACGGTGTATCGAATGTGTTCATGATGGACGCAGGTAAATCAGGAGGGTTGAACAATGAAGGTATGCAAATCCTCGTTACCAATCGTGCTGTCGAATCAGGACAGAAGTTGTATTCGCGCGAACTGTTCCCGCGTTTGCTCGACCAAATGGGTGTTCATCATTGGTCGCTTACACTTTATCCAAACGAAGAAGAAGATGAAATCACACGACTTCGACGCGATGAGCAAGAAGTCAATATCGCACAGCGTATGCAACAACTCGGATTCCAACCCGAATTGACCGAAGATGCAGGTCGCGACATACGCTTCGTTTACAAGAAACCTGACCCGCAGGAAGCCATGCAACAACAACAAGCAGGTGGTATGGGTGGCGGAGGAATGCCACCTATGGGGGCAGGTGGTATGCCTCCACCAATGCCGCCCGGTGGTGGCGGACCTCCTATGGGTGGGGGCGCGATGATGCCACAGGGGGCAGGGGCTTCGCCTCCCGGCGGAGCGGCTCCACCCGGCAGTGGTCAGATTATGATGATGGAGAAAGCACTCGGATTGGGTGAAAGCGAAGGACTGCGCGAACGTGGACCTGCACCTATCAGTTCAGAAACACACCAATCAGGCGCACCATCCACGAAGAAAAATCAACGTGGTGCGAAGAAGACACCAATTGAGGAAGCACTCGACAGCGTTCAAGCCGCGAAAGACCCAACCGCGAAACAGAAAGAAAGCGGATTTTAGGGATAACTTAAAGGCGTGGGCTTTCCTCGTAAACCGTATGAGCCTATTGCAAAAGATGGACCCGATGGTTCGCAAATTGGAAACCGCGCTATCTGAATTCAAGGTCGCGCTTGCAAACAACGACCTCGTTTCAGCCGAACAATTTCTTCGCAGTATCCAATCCACAAGTGATTATCTCGCGGATGACGTGGGTCAAATTTACAAGTCCGAACAAGGCGGCGACCGTGTTCTCGGTGTCAACGACCGATTCGCAGGTGGCTTCCCTGTCGCTCAATTCAACAGCACTCAAGGCGTCATCGCGAAGAGCGAACGACCTATGGGATACATCGGACCTGACCGCATTGGTTCACACTTCAAGAAGCAAGGTCAGGTGTGAGCGTGAGTGAGCAAACCGATGCTATGATACTGATGAAAGCACTCATCAGTAAAATGGAGTCGATGGATGCTGAAATCACGTCGATGCGAAAAAGTATGGATACACCTGAACTGTTACTCAAGCGCGCGGGCTTTGTCCGAGCCAACACTCCTGCGAATGAAGATGTGTGGGGCGACCCACTTCGCGGAGACCGTGACAATGTTATCAGTAAAGCCGCCGCCGCCATTGACGACGTAGGTATGTCGATGCCTGAATCAAACGAAGAATGGCACGATATGTCATGGGACGAAATTCACGCAATGGCAAATACAGCCGCCGAAGCAGAAGGAAGGAGGATTGACCAATGAAACCAATGAAAGTCGAAGCAGGACAACTCGCGCCTGACGTTGATGAACTTATCAAGCAAGCCAACGATTTGATTGAAAAAGTCGACAAAGAAACCAAAGACTTCGGCACAGAAAGTGCTGACCTTTTCGCGAATGTAACAGGTGTTGAACCTGTTCGCACAGGATACTACGACACCAATCAACGACGCATCACCACAGAAGATGTATCGCGAACTGCTCCGAAGAAAGAAGAAATCAAATTCACACCTATCGGCCATCCGAACACTCTTGAAGCGCACGAAAACAAGAAAGGCGACCCATCTGACAAGAATCCTGAAGGAGCGTATTCAATCACCGATTATTCTTGAGGTGGTGAAGTGTGCGTGAAAATGCATTGCAATACCATGCGAGAATGGTGAGCGACTTTTACGACGCACTACTCAAAGGTGACGCGAGCGACGAAGCAGTCAATGTCTTAATGAGCGCACAGAATTTGCGCAATGAAGGTGTTACAACCATACCTGTTCTGAAAGACGCGAAGAAGTATCTTCGACAGATGAAGCGAAGTAGGGATGCTTTGCGACAAAAAGTTGACAATCCAATCGACGAAATCCCTGTTGATTCGTTTCAACAATCCAAAGTTGTAACTTCGCGCTCAACAAAACATGAACCTGCGCGTCGACCGCAACATCGTGCAATCCGTCTTTTTCATGTTGATGATTGGGTGAAAGCACACGATGAAAACAACCAAAGTGCTATCGACGCAATGACGCGAAAAGCACACGGTTGGCGTATGCAAACTCGTCCGAACACCGAAGACTACGATGAAGAGGACATCACACACCCTCACCACCCTATTCATGCGCTCAACCTTCACCCAACATATGAAGACGACATACCGTCGTATCATAGCAAACCAATTTTCCAACAACTCATGCGTGCTATGTTTTCACCACCTCACGCTCTCGCTTCTCAATTCAACAAAAAAATGATGCAAGCCGCGAAAAAATTGCATCCATCGTTGAGAAAAGACACCATACTCGGCAATTGGAGTGGTCAGAATTTTACCATCGAAAAAATGTTTGACATCGGCTATCAAGATTTCAAAAAGGATTTCGTTGAAAAATTCGGTGAAGAGTCCGAGATTATGAAACCTCTTTTTGTATGGTGTAAACAATGGGAGAATGAGGGTCTTCCGCGAGATTACATCTTCAAACAAGCCATCGACGAGAATAATCTTCAAGTGAAAGAAGGTGCGGGTGTATCCCTTCATCAGGCTGTGAAAGACGATGTTCGCATACAAACAGACGATGGACGATGGGTCATACCTTCGCATGAACGAACAGGCACAGATGCTTACGTCGATGGTGTGTATATGCTCCCTGCCGATATGCAACGCGACATCACTTATTGGAAGTTGAACGGCGCGCAAAATCCATCTGATTTGAAGAAAATTGTTGGAAACAATTTCAATGACGTATTGGGCTACATGGCGTTGCATAATCGTTTGATGAAGACTGCGCTACGCGATATGTATTCAGGAGGGTCTTTACGACGAGGATTCACTCACGTTACGCCAAACCGTTATCTTAACGACAGCACCGCTAAACAAGCAATCGACAGCGCACCGAATGAAAGAATCGACAAATTTGCAAACGACTTTACAGAAGGACGTTATCGAAATTTAAGTCAAGATGTTATGAAGCGAACGTTTGAGGCGATGAATGATTCGGACGAGTTGAATGACGCACTTGATGAATACGCCGACGCGAATGATTTAGCAGTCTATGGTCATGGTATGTTTCCTAAAATCGTCAAGAACGATTTTTTCGGTGAAGATTCGATTGAGATGGAAGACGACATGACAATTGAAGATTTGAAAGCACTCGCTGAACACGGATTTTTCAAAACAGAAAGTGGCAAAAAATTCAAACAAGCATTTGCTCATCAAGCCGCGACAACGAAAGTCAGCGAGGCTAAAATCGACACGTTGTTGGACAGTATGAGCGATTTGCACTACACGCACACCAACGATGAAGATTGGCTACACCCTGACGACGCACGTCACGAAATGACGGCATACGGTATGCTCATGGACGTTATGGGTGGAGGTGGAGGTAATTTTGATTTCGACTTTGATGATTTCCCACAATTAAGAGAAGGCGCGATGCCGGGTGTTTGGTTTGAAGATTTACCTGTGCGCAACGTTCTTCCTGCATTCCGACAAGATGTCAAAGGGAAGGCTCTCGGAACAAAATACGGAAGGAAAAAAGGAAGAATGCGCGAAGCCCTTATGGATACGTTCAAACCCAACGAGAAAGATGAAGCATTGAACGAACAGCAAAAGACGCGCCTTCGGAATACAGCACAAAGGAACGGATACGGAGAAGAAGAAACGGAGCGATTGGTTGAGCAATTTGAGGCAGGTAATGAAGTTCGCATACGGTTAAGAGAGCGCAAAAGACCGATGCGTGATACCGAAGAATTTGTCGGAGAAGAGATGGAAGATTACACGCGTGGTATGCCACTCTTACGACGAGTGACGAGCGATTCACTCACGCCTTTTGTCGGCTCGGAGGCTCATTTCATGTCTGACCCTATGGACGAAATGTCGATGATGGGTCTCGACGGACTGCGTGAAGAGCGAGACACCGTCTCACCTTATCCTATGGCGAGGATGCAATTGTTACGCGATAACGCTGACAGCAAAGGTCACGACCGATTGTTCTTTGCTGAACAGTTGATGCAAGGCGTTCAGGATGTTGCGCGGTTAAATCACGACCGCAACAATCCTCAACATCGTTTGGCTATTGGTATTGGTTTGTTGGGCGCGCACGAACCTCTCGACGTTCACGACGACGACGCGCTCGATGCTTGGAAGAAAGGTCAATACAAATCAATGAATCGAACTGACCCGACAGGGAGAGTTCGCGATTCTGACAGAATCAATTCCGAATTGTTTGACACACAAATTGGCTCTCAACCGATGCGCTACTCCATTTATTCGCTTGAGGATTATCAAAAATATCTTGATACGCGCTACTCAAACAATGAATACGTCTTACCTTCACCCATTTCTCACGGTGGGTTGACCGACAAAGAGTTGAAACAAGAACTCATCACGCTTGATGATGATTACGATGGCAACATGCAAGCGTTAGGAAAGCGTGTGAATCAAGCGATGACGACGGTCGATAAAGCCAAGAAGTTCGGAACGATTGACGGTGTCGAATATGTGATAGCCCCCGATGAACATTCTCTTGCTCAAAACGATACCGAAGCGTATGTTGAACAATTGAAATTTACAAAGGATGATGTCGAGCGCGATTTTCTGATGCAAAAAATCAACAGCATTGGCGCGAATTCACATCTTTACCAAGACAACGATGAACAAAGTCCGTTCCACGACAAGATGCAGTTGGGACGTCAGACGCACGATGTTGTCAAAGAAGTCTTCGATATGATGGTTCGTCCTGCTATCGAAGCCCACTACCCTAAAGCATTCGGATATGAGGGTATGACGAACGTTGAGAACAACGAAGCGACCGCTATGACGGCATATGGTCTGCACATCGCTGAATACATAGCCACACACCTCACTTCTGATGAACAGTCGAGATTGATGGCGAAAGGGAAGATGACAGGATACACCATCGCGGGTATGGAGAGCGACAAACAAATACCAATGCACACACTCATTACGCCTGAAATGGCAGACCGCATTAAGAAATTGAGAGTGAGACGCAACCATCACGACATGACGGGAGGTGGAGACCGAATGCGCTTGGCTCACGAATACCCTGACGGTCTTCCGAAGGGATATGAGTTAGCAAATCGTTTGTTCGACGGCGACAACCGAACGCGAAAAATTTTCAACAAGGTTATCGAGAAGGTGCAAGAAGCGGCGAACGAACAAGGCATATCGTTTGAAGATGCATTTGTTTCGCGTTACTTAGCACACAATCGTCTCGCAAAACCTCTTTCAGCACCCGCTCCTTCAAAAACTCAAGATGCACGACGCCGAGGACGAAAAGAAGAAACGCTCGCGGCAGTCATCAAAGACCCTCATGAATTACATGGAGACATCTTTGAGAACTTGTCTCACGTTCATAATCGCGCTGACATATTCAAGTTGGGTTCAGAAAAACACGGCATACTGCATGGCGGTGATGCGATATTCGACGAAGGCAAACCGCTTTCGATGCAAAAAGAATTCAACGCAATCCACGCTGTCATGGGTCAATTGCTTGACAAAACGAAAATGGGAAGCGACGTTGCTGTGTTAGGTAAAGGGATACGGCAGTCGCAAAAACAGATTTTCAATGTCAACGAAATTTTCCCATCAGGTTCAAAGAAAGACCGCAGTTCAAAATTGAAAAAGTTGCGCAGTCTTGCTTTCGCGTTAAACGACCAAACAACGTCATACAAAGTCAACAAAGATATAACTCACAGCGACCTTCCTGTTGGCGGTGGCAGTCCTTCAAACGCGACACTCATACCGCTTTACCTTAGCCGACACAATCAATTTGAGTTCGGTAAGAACGTCAAACCTCCTGTCATCTTCAACAAAGACGCGCTGAAAAGAAATGGCAACTTCCTTATTGAGACACCGAAGAATGCTCAAAACCCTTTACCGAACAATGGCGACATGCGACTTGTTGTTTCGCGAGATGGATTACGAGACGTCAATCCCCTCTTACAACCATACGATTACAGCGCGTCAAATCACATCTCCAACGACCCTTCACATTTCGATACGAGAGCGCAACAATCCACAGGTCTCGACGACCCCAACATTATGACATCGTTCGACCGTATCATCGACGACTCAATCATAACGAAAGAAGACGGCAAACCTCAACCTGTTAAATTCATGCATCGCATCTTCGACCTCAAAGATATGGAACATTTGCGCGGATTTACAGGTGATTGGGTTATCAGTCTTTATCCGCAGGGCGAGCATGTCATCGCGACAAAGAAGAAAGACAAATTAACAGCATACAGCACAGACGGAGAAGTGGAATTGGATGAGAAGATTTTGGAAGAGGTGGAGAAGGTTTACGAAAAAGACTTCACGGTTCACGCGATTCTTCATGATGGAATGATGACCGTTATTGATTTGTTGAAGACAGCGGATGAAGACACACACAACATGCCAACGAAAGACCGTATCCGTCACCTCCGCGCTCAATACGAATCGAGTGAACACATCAAGATGCCTGAACCCATCAACACAAAGCGTAGCGACGATGAAGGATTGGCAGTTGCCATCGAAGGATTACGAAAAGAAAAGGACATGGACATCCTTCTTCGCGATGCAAATGCAACCTACATGAAGGGAGAGCCTCGACATCCTAAGTGGGTTTTGCTAACAAAAGAAAAGATGGTCGATGTCGTCATCTTATCGCGTAGCGGTAAGAATTACACCATCGGCGTTGGTCCACTCATGCACCCTGAACATTATGGTAAGCGCGCACAAGAAATTGATGGAGAACATTACATGATGGTCGGAAGCGCGAAAGGACCAAGAGGGTTGAAAGAAGGAGACTTTGCTACGGTTCAATGCACAGGTGTGAGCGCATCCAACGGTGAGCATCCAACATACAGAATACGAAGTGGGAAGATTACAGACAACGAACCGTTAGCCGCCGATAGTGTGGAAACGCTCGCAGTCATGTCAGGTGAACACCACGTTGCACAGCGCGTCGCGATGAAGAAGGGGAACATCATCATCAACTTCCCTGCTTTCGATGACGACGTAATCTGTAAGACGCGTATCGAAGATGGTGTGTGGGTTGTCGAACCTCAATCAAGTGTTTGGGGCAACGAGTATCTCGTTCGTTTAGCGCATGACCAAGAGCCATATTGGGAATTGAAAGCGGCGATGTTGTTGAAAGAAGAGGGTGTTGAACAACCTGAATATGACGAAGTTAAACCTGAACCACCTGCGGGTCACAGTAAGAAACGAAAGCATGTGTTGGAAGATGAAGAAGAAGTTATCAAGCGCGGTCTTGATTTGATTGAGCGTGGTTTGGAACATATCACGAAAGAGAAGATTACAAGCACAGGTGTGCAGGGGTTGGGTATAGGTTATGCAACACCTGATGAATCTCCGCGAGGACCTACACAGAATATCAACGACGACACCATGCCTGACTTCGACCCTGCGGCACGCGACGATAGCGAAGAAAAGCCCGCGACAGCAAAGAAAACCAAGCGACTGCGAACAAGTGAAGGCGAAGTAGCAACGCTTGAAGATGATGGCGTTATCGCGATTGAGAACAGTTCCCTTGATATACCATGACGATGAATCCGTGAGGCAATGGCGATTCTTGCGGCTCCAACGGGTTCCTCCAATCCCCTCATTTTGAAGGGTATTGGTGACGACCTTGTTGTCGCGGGATATGCTTCTGTCGAAATGGTTGACAAGCAGGGAGATTTAATCACCCGTAGTGCTTTGAAAAACGCATTTGGCAACTTCATGAAGGCTGACGGATTTCGCAATGTGCAACTCGCACACTCCAACATTCAAGTCGGAACAGTCATTCCTTCCTATACTGACTCATCAGGACGTCTGTGGAAATCCGAAGTGGATGACACAGGCATGTTCGTCGTCATCAAGTTGCGTGGCGACATCGAGAAGGCGCGAGAAGTGGCTTCTGAAATCCGCAAAGGAAACCTGCGCTCGTTTTCTATTGGTGGTCAAGCATTTGAGCGCGTCAACAAGAGCGACCAAACACGCGGAGATTACCGCGAGATTCGTCGTATGGAACTCCATGAGGTTACTATTTGTGAAAAGGGAATCAACCCTGAAGCGCAATTTCGTATCCTCAAGGAAGACACCACAGGTGATACAATGACAAACACAATGAGTGAATTACAAAGTGTCCTTGAACGCTTGTCTAAAAAATTGGACAAGGAAGAGGACGACGATAAGAAGAAGAAAGACAAGGAAGAGAAAGACGCGGCTATGCCACTCCCTCTCGACCGCGACCAAGATGGCGAACCCGGCCCATTCGGTGACGACAAGCCAAAGAAAAAGACTCCACCTCGCGACGACGACGAAGATGAACCCGAAGACGACGAGGATGAAGAAGACATGATGTATGGTGATGATATGACACAAAAAGGTGACGATATGATAACGATGGACTACCTGACATGGCTTGAATCGACCGCTAAGAGTGCAGGTTTCGACCCGCTCGCGGCTCGCGACCATTTCAGCAAAGGATACGGACCCGGTGAATCAGGTTTTGACATGCGCGGACAAGGCTCTCTTGAAGGTGCAGGTGAAGACGACTCCGGAAAGCGTCCTCAACCGAACTTTGGCTCCGCGCCAAGCGGTAACAAGAACGTAATTAAGAGCGACTATCTCAACGCGAACAACGTTTCGCCAAGTGAGATTGAATCCGCTTACGAAGTGTTCAAAGCCGCCGCGACTGAGCAACAATTCAAGTCTGACTTGAACAGCCACTTTACCGACCGCTTCATGAAGGAGCAAAAGGCGGAGGCTGATGCAATCGCTAAGAGTCAATTCGACGCTCGCGGTCCTATGGTTGAATTACAAAAGGCTGTCCTTGCTCTCAATGACCGCATTGACAACGTTTCTTCCACAGGTGGTTCGATGATTTCAAAGTCCGCTTCCACCGCTAACGTTACTATTCCTGACACCGCTGAACTCGCGAACATGTCGTGGGACGACGTCCACCGACTCGCAGGTAAAGCGTTGAACGGAGGTGAAATCTGATGGCAAGAAATTATGTAAGAACAGTTCAAGACATGGAGCGTTATTATTACGGTGGCGCATCCCAAACAGGATATACCTACGGAGCAGGTGACATTCTCAAGGCCGACGCGCCTTTGTTGTCCAGCACCGCAGGAACATACCAAGCAATTTACGGACGAAAAGTATGGTCGCAACTCAACCAAGAGTTTAACGCCTTCTCTATTCTTCCAAAGAAACCGTGGGAACGAAGCGGATGGCGTATCCTCACCGAGCGCGCTGATTTCGCAAAGGGTGGCGGTATCGCGGAGAACGGAACTCTCCCTGACACCTCCAAGCCTGAATTCCTTCACGTTGCCGCAAAGCCAAAGACTGTCGCGCACACTTTCGACCTTTCGGAAGTAAGCATGTTCCTTTCTGACAAGGACGACGGTATGGGCGATGTCCGACAAGTCCTCAAGGAAGAGATGGGTAAGCACCACGCTGAACACATCAACCGAATGCTCCTTGAAGATGTCGACACTCCTGTCGGCAATGATTTTGAGTCTCTTGACCGAATCACTTCTGACCCTGACAAGATGACCACAGGAACAACGCACGTTAGCGCGTTGACCGACCACGACATGTATTCCATCACTCGCGATGGTTCTGCCGCTTTCCACAGCGCGGAAGTCGACGTCGATTCCTCATCCGCAAACCGCAACCTATCCCTCAATCAGATGGACGGATTGTTCCAACAACTTTGGACTCGCGGTGGTAATCCGAAGGTCATGCTTACAGGCTACGACACACTCATGCGTGTTCAACAACTCCTACAATCACAACAGCGATTCATGGACAGCAAGCGTGTCACCCCAACCTTCAACGGTGTCAAGGGTGTTCCCGGTCTTGAAGCAGGATTCATCGTTGCTACTTACAACGGTGTCCCAATGATTCCAACAAAGGATATGCCTGACGAAGGTGCAAGCAGTCTGTCGCGAATTTACTATCTCGACACGGATTACTTGTGGTTCCAAACCGCTATCCCGACACAATACTTTGAATCCGGAATTGAAACCGGAGACCCATTCGCGATTAACCGTCTTGGACAAGAAGGTCTTTACCGAACAATGGGTGAACTATGGTGTTCTTTCTTTGGTGCAAGCGGTTCAATTCGCGACCTACAATGAGGTGAAGAAATATGGTAGCAGTAACACATAGAGGAATAACATACACATCGAGCGCAGGTGGCGTCGACGTCCTAATGGACTTGCCACTTCAAGGTGGAGTGGACCAAGACGAGACACTTTGGATGGGCGCGGCCTATCCCGGTTCTCTCGCTTCTTTTGAGCCACAGCAGACCGACCGAGCGAACAAATTCAACCCACGATTGGTTGTCGTTCATTGGTCGACCGCGACAGACAATGCAACACTAACCCTTTCGGGTCAAGTCAGCGAAATTATGCACGCATCGTGTCAATGGGCTGAATCCAATGCCGCACCGGGTCTATCCCAACACGCCGCAAGCGGAGTTCTAATCAATGATGCCGCAAACTTGTTGACAAGTGAATCGACTGCCAATGTTGATGGTGTCGACGCGACAACACAATTTAGTGTTGGTGATTTCGTCCTTAATGCAGAAGGAGCAATTGTTGGAACACTAACCGCTCTTGATGCAACATCAATTACTCTTAGCGCAAACGCGACCGTTCAAATGAACGACGACGCGGCTTTGCACAAGAGAACTCCTTTGGTCTTGACAAACACATCAGGAACGACTGAATCAGTCACACTACTTTTGCTTTTGGCTTGAGGTGTTCTTTTTGCCTACAATTACCTACAAGGGTCGACGTCGCGCAGGTGCGAATTGTGGACGCTTAGGATGGTGGATTTGGGGTCAAGCACGCGAAGTGTCCGCTGAATGGTTGGACGCTAATCGCTCGGCTGTTGAAGGCTCGGATTTCGTTATCGAAGGACATACCTTTGAAAAGGCTGTCGCGACTGTTGATGCAGGAAACGATGGTGTCCCTGACATGGGATGGACGAAAGGCGACATTCTCGCGTGGATGGAAGAGAAGGACATCGCTTCTTCTTCACTATCCACAAAGAAGAAATTGCTCGCGGCTATCGACGAACACCTTAACCCAACCGAAGAATCTAATAACGAGGCGGAAGAAGCACTAACAACAGGAGATGAATGAATATGGCATTTACAAGTGACAACAGACCACACACAATGGGCGATTTAATCGCGATTACCGGAACAGTAGCAAACGGCGATACAAGCGCGGACCTCTCCGCGTTCATGTCCGAGATTCTTATGGCGACCGTCCACCCACTATCGGGTGCGGCGAGTCCAACAACAGGAACATGCGTCATCGCGGGAACGACGGTCAACTTCAACGACCCCGGCGTTGCTGATGGTGGACGTCTATTTGCACTCGGCAAGCGATGAGGTGATTCACCTTGTCCGACACGAAAGTGTTTGAATTTACACCCAATGAAGGGTGCGAAACAGGCGCGGCTGTGGCAGGTGGAGTTCAGAAGGTTCTCGACGATTACACTAACGGGAAGACGGTTGAGGCAATCACCTCTTACACCTTACAGGGCAATCTCTATGTCGTAGTCGTCACCTCATGAGGGTGAGCGACATGGACTTGAACGAGTTAAAACGCCTTGAGAAACAAGGTTGGCGTAAAGCCGAAGAGTCGATGGTCAAGACCGACGAGCGCGACAAATTGAAGGGCGTTATGAAACGTCAGAACATGAAGACGCGCAACATCCGTGACATTGTCAATATCGGTGCGGGAACGCGCTGTAAGTTCTGTGGTATGCTCCACTTTTGCTATCTTGAGCGATGCGGAGCGTGTAAGAAACCAATGCACTACAATCTCGCGAAAACCGAAGAGGTGGTCTGATGAATCCGTTCGACAAAGCATGGTTGTTGCTCAAGAACATGGGTGATGATGATGACCCTGCTTTCGCAGCACATAGGGAAGAGATGGAGAGATTGAGGCAACAAGAAGCGCAAATCAATCAACAGGCTCAAGCCACCGCTCCTAAGATGACACCACAGATTCAATCGTATCAACAACAACTTGACGCTAAACGAGCGAAAGACGAACAGGGGCAACGCATACGCGCTATGCTAAAACAAGGACGACGACTCAAAGAAGCAAGAGCAATGATTGAACAGTTTTACCAACAACACGGACACTATCCAAGAAGAATACCGAAGAAAATGATGCAACGGCTTGACCGATTACGAGAGAGGACTGACTGATGCCGACCGTATTTCAGACAGGTGAGCGCGAAGGTCGTCCTCTCTTCCCCGATAGGCTTTACTACACGTCAGCACAGAAGGTTGCTGACATTCTTCAAATTCCATTCCCCGACCCTGTTTACTTAGCCGCCGAAGATGGTTCGACGCACGTTGACATCAGCCCTGCTGATTACCGATTGGTTGGGTTTGAAGTGGGTGACACCATCGAAATAACAAGCGATGCTGAAATGGGTGAAGAGCGAATGATTACAGCCATTGCTCGCGCATCAGGCAACGTTCGCTTGTCATTTACGGACGCGCTGACAGGTGACTATACAACCGCTGACAACGCGCAGGTTCAGAATCTTCAATCGTTCACCAACGGTAAGCGTAAAGGTGTTACAAAGGCGCAGGTTGAAACGCTCATTCTCCGCACACAAGATAAGATTGACAACCTCACAAACAACTCATGGCGACCGATGTTGCAGACGGCTGAATACCTCAACTTCGACACATACAAACCATACCGACGCCGATATTACACCGACTACGTCGGTTCTGTTCCTTTGATGTTTCGCAACGCGCAACAGATTCTTCGCCTTGAAATTTGGCAGGGTGCTGACTATCGCGAAATTGCGGCGGCTGAAATCCGACTCAAGATTGACGACTTCACACAACTCGCTGAAAACGCAGGAGGCTTTACCGAACACAAAGTCTTCTTGTGTCCCGGCGGTGGTGGTGTCGCGACACTCACGGCGGGTGAAGGTGCTTCCAAGTTCCGAGCGCAATTCGACAACGTCAGCACAGCACAGCAATTGGCTGACCTCATCAACAAAGATGCGCGCAAAGGTAAATCAGAAACAGCATTCACTCCATCTTTCGTCTTTGAAGATGTGACAGAATCAGACGGAACGATTACAGCCAACGTGCATCACGAATTCATGGCTTCCGCGAACGCTGACTACGGTGGCGGTCAAGTCAAGATTACCTCCATGCGTCGTGGCGAAGCAGGTGAGAATGCGACATATGCTTGCACATCAAGCGGTGTGACGTTTTCAGGAGCGACCGATACAACAACGACTGTATCCTCATCGACAGCAACGACCATCACGGTTGCGAGTGTTGCAGAATTCGCACCATACGGAATCATCAACATAGGCGCAACATATGGATATTACACAAGCATCACAGGCACGACGCTGAACGGTGTGACTGACCTCGCGGGAGACATCAGCGCGGCGGCAACCAACGGTGCTTCACTCAATCAGAAAAAGTTCAAGATTGACTACGTCGGCACAACAACAGGCGATGAAGCACGTCTTCGCGATTGGTGGGCTGATTACGAATTGGGTGTCATTTACTTCAACAACTCCTATCCTTACTTCTCATGGAACGCTGTCAAGGTGTCTTACGTTTATGGTGAGCGATACGTCGAGAAGGCTATCGAGGATGTATGCACGAAGTTGGTCGCGATGGATTTGATTCTTTCTGACGACCGTAGCGTATTGTTGCCCGAAGGAACACAGAACGTGGACTTGGGAAGCAAATATCAATTGTTCAAAGCGCAGGTGGCTGAAACACTACCGCGCTATACAGAAGTAATGACGGTGTTGTGATATGAAAGAAGCCTTCAAGAAAGCACTCACGGATGCTCTCCGTGAAGACCTTCCGAAGGTGCGCGAAGCAAGCATTTTCACAGACAAGGGAAGAATCTTTCTTGATGCGGCGGCTCTTGATTACGGAGCGGCGGTCAACAGCGACAATCAAATCATCAAAGAAGATGGCACAGTCATGAGCGAGAAAGACCCTGACTACAAGAACATCGTCGAAGCCGCAAAGAAACAGGCGCGGTCAGAATCACCGATTGGGAGGGATTTGATTGGCTCTTGAATCCATCGAACTCATCAAAGGTATCTTCGTTGATAATTGGAATCGTGGCAACACCAACCAACGAACGCCGATTGTTGAAGACATTACAACAGTCGAAGCAGGTCGCGGTAAGCGTCTTGATTTGACAAGCAAAGACGCGATTCTTCTGTATGAGACTGTTCACAACGAAGAACAACCTGAAGTGTTTTACGACTTTGTCCACACACGAATCAACGTTACCGTTGATGCGCGAACAATGGGAGGACGAACTCAACTCATGAAAATTGAGGATGAGATACGACGCATTGTTCACAGCAAGCGAAAAGGAGATGGCGCGAACTTCGACCGCTTGTTATACAAACAACGGACTGATTTGTCAGACCGAACGAAAAGACTACATCGAATGACCTTTCAGGTCGAAATCGTTATCTTTAGTGAACTCATCGCGTAAGGTAAGGCGGACTGTTTAATATGGCATCAACTGTGTATAAAGGCGATTTATCCGAAGTTACATTCGGAAAAGAATGCGGCATTGTTCTCGCACACGGCGGGTTCGGTGGGCTTCAATTCGCGGTCGATGGAAGTGACCGCAACAAGATAAATTTCAGCGGCGCAAGTGCAGGGTTTTTCGATTCTTCATCTAACCTACGCTATCCCAAAGGTATGCTCGTTGGGTCGGAACTTCGCATCATAGGTGGCGGTTCGTTCAATCTTGACGACCACGCAACCACAGGCAACTCTTACACCATCGTTGAGAATAGAGGAACAACACTCATTCTCGACCGCGATTTGAAAGAAGCGTTAGGGGTATCTTCAAACGCAGGTGACGAATTGGTCATCAGCACGCTTGGCACACCAACCATCGACACAGGCATGACATACCACGCCAATGCGGTATCAGCGGACGAATCTGTCCTTACCGACCAATTCATCGGTCTTGCCGCGACCGTCTCACTCCCTGAAACCAAAGTCACAGAAAGACGCGCACACATTGTTGGTGTCGGTCGTGACGTGGTCATCCAAGAACCACAACGATTTGAGAACACAGGCGGTGCGCTTGAAACAATGATGAACAGCGCACGTTGGCTTTACTATTCACTCGGTCGCGAAATCATCGACGTGCCTTCTTCTGTTATGAGTGGCAACCCAACTGCATCAACATCATTCTCGGACATCGCGGCAGGTGATACTTACATTGGATACACAGGCACACTCTCCAATCTTGTTGCAGGTGAATACATCATCATCGTTGATGGAACAGCAACGCCGTTCCCGAAGGACACACCTGCCGCTTCTTCAAAGAAATGGGGTGCTGATGGCACAGGTATCGACATGGAAGAAGTCGAGCGAAACGAAATTCGTCAGGTGCTATACATCGACACAACGACGCGACGAATCCATCTTGAAGAACCGCTTTCGTTTAGCCACACAGGATACACCTGTAAGCGTGTAAAATACGATGCGGCATCATCCAACGGCTCTCCACACTTCGATACCACCGCAGGAACATACGGGGCTATCACCAACCGCCAATCGCGATTGTTGTTTTCAGGAGCAACACTCCCAACGTTTGCTATCGAGTCAAGCATTCGCACACACAACGTCGGTTCGTTCAACGCGAACACAACTGACGTTCTCGCTAACGAAGCCGCTCCCGGCTCCGCGAACGATAGCAAACAACTGACGCGTGTTTGGAAAGGATGTAAAGTCAAGGACTTCTCAATCGCGGCTGACGCTGATGCAGAAGTCAAATTGAGTGTCAATTTCGACGCGCTGTATTGCTACACCGACACAGGACGTCTTGAAGATTCTAACAAAGGAGACCGATACACCGCGCACCGAATGTTTGAGAACACAGGCAACAGCGTCGTCAATCGAAAGAAAGCAGGTATCGCTCCGAATACAGAAAAGCCGTTCTTCTTTTACAACGGTCAAATCAGTTCGTTCGGAGTAAACATTGCGCAGGTCACGAACTTCTCCTTGAGTGGTAACAACAACTCCGAAGCCATCTATACAATTCGCGGTAACACGCAAGCCGAGAACCGAAACACAGCAGGAGACTCACTTGAGCAAATCCCGTTCGGTGGTTCACGCAACGCGAACATCATGATTGAGAAGACGATGGAATACGATTTGTCGATGACCATTATCGCTTCTGACCCGCTTATTTGGCATGAGTTCAGAAGCAATCGCACACACGACTTCACCGAGCCAATCACGCTCACCCTGACCAAAGCAGGTGCAGGAAGCAATCGCGAAGAGGTCGTCATTATCATCGACGACTATCTGATTACAGAAGCACCACTCCCAATCCCTGAAGACAAAGGTGTCATCAAGAGTGAATTGAAAATCAAACCGAAGCACGTTCGCGTCATTTCACGCGACGCGTTCCTACACATGTGAGGTGAACAAATGAATCCGATGAAAGAAGCATGGAAAATGATGAAAGGCGACGAAGAATTTAGAATCGAGCCGCGCCACATGTCAGCACAAGATAAAAGAGAATTTCAAATGCGAGGATACAATCCTGATGATTTTCCGACTTCTGTTCCGCGCCCTATTCAACAAGGAAGACCTGTCAATGTGCATAGAACAGAAAGTTACCCGATACAACAAGGATGGGGTGTAAGGTATGGAGGTAACAACCCTGTCGCTCGATTAGAAGGACAAGAAGGCGAAGAAATGGAAGGGCTTCAACCCGGAACAGGGCTGGATGCTCAAGGCGTGGTTCGCAATCGAGGTAGGTATAAAAATGATAATAACAAAGGTCGCTATTCTAACTTCCCAACTACTGCGAAAATAGGTGAGGATAGTGGCGAGGGCCGGTCGGGAGCGCGGGTAAGCACGGAAGGTGGCTATATAGAAGATATTGGACAACAAGTTCAAGCGATGCCGCGACCAACGCCCGGTCAAGTTGATGATTTAAGTCGTCAAGAGGAAGGTGGAGTACGCGCTCAAACAAGTGGTTTTCAAAGCAAACCTTACGGCAGGTTGCGTAATCGCCAACCGAAGATGGGACCCGGAGGTGTGCCTAAAGGCATGGGTGCTTTCGACCAACCTCGTCCTGAATTGATGCAATCGTTAAGACAAAGAGGAATCATTGGAGAAGACCAATACAAAGGCTATCCAATGATTGAAAGTTGGGGCGCGCTACTGAAAAGAAGTATGTGTAAAGGTGATGACTGCAAAGGCTGTCGAGGCTGTAAGTGCTGTCCTAAATGTGAACCTCAAGGTTCAACCTGTGAAAAGATGGGGTGCGCCTGATGAAGAGTATGCACTTGGGCGATGAACGACCATTGCGTATTCGCGCTGTGACTGAAACAGCAGTCATCGCTGAACCTATCGAAGAAGAAATCTTCAATCCTGAAGCCGCAAAGACTGACGGCAATCCATTCCCTGACCAATTACAAGAAACAGATTACGACTCCATGACTGTTGAAGAACTCAAAGCACTCCTACGAGCGCGCGGTCTTCCTGTCACAGGAACAAAGGCGGAACTCATCGCTCGCCTTATTGAAGCCGACACCCCCTCCGAAGAGGCAGTTGAAGTGGAAGAAGTTGCTCCCTCCGAAGAGGCCGCGACAAGCGAAGAAGAAACAGTAAGTGATGAAAATGACCACGAAAACGATAGCGGACTTGACGAGCCTGTTGGTGAACAGTCAAGCGACGGAGCATGAAATACAAGTAAATGAAGACGATGACAACGCTGTAATGAGAGTGTGGGTGAAGGAGTTATCCTTCATGCAACTTCAAGACGCAGTCAAGTCGTTTGTCTCCATCAAACCGAACGCAACAGTCGATATTGACTTAGCGGCATATTGGAAATATATGTTCGCGGAAGCCATTGAAAAGACTGAACCGCGCCTGACCATTCCGCAAATGTTGTCGTTGAAACCTTTCGTCGCTCAACAGATTATCGCTCTTCTCCCTCAACCTCAAGACTTGATGGCGAACCCTTTAGCGGATGGGCTGACGGAATAGAAGAAGCACTTGATTTCTTCAAGAATCCAAAGCCCGACCCTGACATGATGTTCGACTCGGCGGCATACTTCGTCGCGAAACATTATGGGTTGAGCCTACAAGAGGTATGGAACATGAACATAAGCGCATTTGAGAAATCATTCATTTGGGCGAGTGCGGCTGAACAATTGAAGGCCGAAGAGATTAAGAAAGCGAGCGATGGTGCGAAAAGCAAGCGTCGCGTAGGCTCAACGCATGGACCGATGCCTCACAGCGAAGGGTGGTAAGAATGGCAGGAGAGATGGCTGATGTCGCGACTGTAACCGAGAAGGTTATTCAGCAGTTGGAACAAGCAGGTGTCGTCAGTCTTAACGCTTCAAAGAAGATGGGTATTCTTGAAAAACAATTGTTGAAATTGAAAACCGCAAAAGACAAAAATCCTATTACAGGAATCGCTCGCTCCCTTTTAGGATTCGCTCAAGGGATTAGCAACGTCACGAAAAAGATTGCAAATCATTCAGCGATGACCGACGAAGAAAATGAGAAGTTGGATAAAAAAATGACCCTTCTTCAAAAGTTAATCGCGCAAAAAATGATGTTTGGTGGGGTTGCTATGATGAACAACAAGATACTGACCAAGACAAACAACATCTTTACTCGTCTTGCTACGCGCGTGTTTTCTCTTGTTTCGATATTCCTCGTTGTTGGTTTCGCGCTCGCCGCGTTATCCATAGCCTTTGAAGGAACGAATACACCTCTTCTTGATTTTACGGAGGATATGGGTGTCGTTCACGACGCGGTTCAAGGTCTTGTGTTGGTATTGACAGGCGAGGGTGACGAAGAGGGATTAGCCGCGCTGTTCGACATTCTTGCCGCATCGGTGGGAACCGCCGCCGTCGCATTCGCATTCTTCAACGGAACGGTCGCGGTAACGTTGGGAATACTGACTGCGGCTGTTGGTGTTTATCAACTCGTTCAAAACGAAACAGGCAATACGGAGTTGGCGACATTCAGCGCAATCGCAGTCATTATGTCTCTTGGAGGGGCTTTTTTGTATTTCAAATCTGTCGCTCTCGCCTCCACAAGTGCAGTCGCCGCCGCGTGGTTAGGGTTTGTCGCAATGATAGTTGCCGCGACAGGGCTGATGATTGGTGGTGTAGCCGCGCTTTGGACGTTCATACAAGGGACAGGAGACACTTTCGTGGATTGGTTGTTTGCGTTACTCGGAACGATATTGATATTCGCCTCTTTGGTTATTGTAGGTGTCACGGCTATTCCTGCGGCAATCATAGCGGGTATCGCTTTACTCATTGCAGTCATCATCAAGTATTGGGACGAAATTACGGGATTATTAGAAGGCTTCGCATCGTTTATTTTTGAATGGGGTTCAGCGATATTCTTTGGAATTTTGAGTGGAGTAAGTCTGCTACTGCAAGCCGTTGTCGCGCTTCTTCTTGGATTCGTCGGCATCATCGTTGGTGTGATTGCAGGTGTTTTCAACGCGTTGTTTCAACTTGGTGTTTCATTCGCAGAAGATGTCATATTTGGTGGCGGTTCGCTCATTGATTGGTTTTTGAGCATCCCCGGTGTGATTGGAAGAGGATTTTGGAACGGTTTCAAAGCGGTATTCAACGGCGTCATTGGCATCGTCAATGCATTTGCTGACCTCGTTTCGTTTGAAATCCCTGATTGGGTTCCTGTGGTTGGAGGTAAAGAATTCAAGATTCCTAAAATTGCAAAAATGGCGAAAGGTGGATACGTCGATAAGCCAACCTTCGCGCTTATCGGTGAAGATGGACCGGAGGCTGTCGTCCCTCTCAATCGCAAAAACAACCCTAACGGTGTCGGATTGGGTGGTGGTGGTGGCATCACGGTCAACATCAACGTTGGTGGTGTCACAGACCGAACCGACAAGAAGCAACTCGCAAAAGAAATCGGAGACTTGATTCGCGCTGAAATGGCTCGCGGTGGCCGTTCAGGTGGTAACAGGAGGTCAGCAGTATGACGAAGGTTCGATTGGTTCGCAACGACGGTGAATTGCTTGAGTTGGACTGTATGTCGTATTCACTCAACATTACGCGAAGCGTTCCTGTTCTTCCTGTTCCCGTTTTTGGTGAGCGATATTCTGTCGACCTGAACATGGTGACGGCTGATTACAAATTGTCAGTCATGCTCGCTGATGATGACTGCGCGTCGTCGTCTTTTGAAAAGAAGGGGGCAGTTGCTTCAATTGATTTTAGCGCGCGCAAAGAGGACAGTAGCGGTTCTCATGCGGTTCTCATGAGCGGTGATGGTGCGGGTGGTATAGATGCGGACGATTTGAACAATTTGTATTTTGAAATCGAAACAGCCTATACAGGAACGACGACGTCTCTTAAACCTGTTCGCATCGTCTTTGATAGCACAACTTCATCCAACACAAGAGTGAACAATCCTCAAACAATTACTGTTGGCATTCAAGGTGTTACCACAGGTGCGGGATTGGCAAGTGCCATTAAGACAGCACTTGAGGACAACACTCTTCTCCCCGCTACGACTGACCAACTGACTACGGATGGAGGCACGAACTTCACAGACGCTTTTACCATTACAGCAGGAACAGGCATCAACAGTTCGCTTGGCAATGCTAAATTGACATTCACAGCCAAAGAGAAAGGCTTCGCAGGAAACAACGAGACACCTTCGTTTAGCACATCGTTCGCGAGCAAAACGCCTTTCTTTGAGGTATTTGCGGGTGGACTTGATAAGTCCTGTAAAAGCGCAGGAGATAAATTGCAAGACCTAATTGGATACGTTGGCAACGCGACGTTGGGTGTTGGGGCTGTTGGTCGCGCTTTGGGTGGTCCATCTGACCCTGACGACCCCAACAGTCTTGTCGAGGCAAATTTCAGTCTTGCAACAAAACAAAGCGCGGACTACATTATCGGGCTACAACTGCCTTACAACTCACTTATCACATCAACATCCGCGAACGACGATTACGCGGAACGCAACATGATGATAATGACAGGTCGAACGAACGCATATGAACAAGGTTCAGAAGCGAACACGTTGAGTGTGTCATCGGTGTTTGACCCAACCAATCCAAAGACGGGAATAACAGGCACAGTCGTTGCGATGTCGTTCAGTTACAACGCAGGTGAAAACGTGTATGAAGGCGACTTGACGTTTATGCCGATTGATTTCATGACGGGGATTTGATATGGCAGTTATCGGACAAACAAGTCACGCGCTGTTCTTTAATGGCGTCAGCGATGGTGTTGTTTGTCCGCAAGGTAATTTTACACAGACAGGACAAAAACGCACACTCGATGGTAATGATGCGCGCTCATCTGCTTCTGTATTGCAGGACGGTGACAGTCATCGACACGCGTTAGGTGTCAATCAAGCGTTGGAACGTTTCTCGCTTGAAGCATGGGTCAGCCCTGATTGCGGTGGTGTTATCGCGAGCAAAGACGGCTTGTTTGAATTGCGCATGGGTTCTGTTGATGCTCCTGCTCCTGCTTCGTTTTCTGTCACATTTACCAACGGCGTAAGTTGTATTGCGCGTAGCGCAATCAATTACCCAAACCCTGCTGATTCATTCGTTGCCAACAACGTTGATTACAACACAGGACAGCGCGAGTTGTATCACATCGCAGGGCATTTCACAGGCAATCAGGTCAAGTTGTATATCAACGGAGAGTTGATGGCATCCGAGAAAATGAACAAGCGATACGAATGCAACATCAACGACCGCGATTTATTCATCGGTGGTCAAGGTGGTGAGTATCGTGGCTACATCGAATCTGTTCATTGGAAGCGAGATGTATCGTCGAGTGCTATACGCGCTGAACCATGCATACGTTCAGGAAGCACCATCGGACTTTGGCGTTTTGAAGAGCCTGTTGATGTTGACGATGTCGCGTTTAAAATCACATCAAACGTGACAGCAGGAGACACCGCTATTACAATCGGAGCAGACCAATGTCAAACATTGTATGAACTTGTAAGCGGTAAGAGTGATACGCTTTCGTCGAACTACACACTTGAGAGTCTCGGTAACTATCGCGTTGCCAACGCCGCTCACAGCGGTGGCGCACAAGTTATCAGCGTCGCACACACACCGTTCAACATTCTCATCAACCCAACAGGGACAGACATACTTACAGGCATACCAAACGGAACTGCACCCGAACGTGTAAGACTCAAGGCCATCAACACCAACGGAACAATCACCGTTGACAGCATCCACCTTGATTTTGCTACAACACCTGACACAGGTTCGCGAGGTGTTCTTCATTCGCGCACAGCATTTAACTCATCAAACAATCTTGCAAACGATTCAACGATGGTTCTGATACGTTCCGATTTGCTTATTGACAGCATGACAGGTAAACCACACCAACGGTTAGGAACAGGCAGTCAAGCCATTGACCGAACAGGTGCAATGGTCATCGACGAGAGTGGGTATGATTTTCATGGATTTATGTTTTCGCGCAACTTGCAAACGGGCAACAACTTTTCTCCGAGCAGTTGGACAATCGACGACAAATTCAAGATTGGACATACAGGGCGACACAAATACACTCATAGGTTAGGGCATTCTTATTTGCGTCTATTACCACCTATTACAACACAAGACATTACGCGAACCATTGACGGCATTTCAGACGACGTATTGGTATCTTTCGCGGGTTCTTACATCGGACTCAAAGAACAGTTGCCAATCAACAGCAAAGTCGAAATCACACACACCGCTATGAATTCTCGCTTTTCTCAAATTATTACCAAAACAATAACAAAAGGAATAACAAGAAATGGTTTGGCAAGTATCGACGCTCATCGCGACGGCGTCATTGCAATATCGGTCGATGACATACGACCGTTTCTGTTGAAGGGTGGTGGCATCGGCGTTACCTCCACAGACGATAGCGCATACAAGAAGCACTTGACTCCTGAAACAGAATCGCGCGTAGCCATACTTGAAGTGTCAGGCATCACCGCAGGATACGTTGAGATTCACTACAACGCTGTCGACCTTACAGGCGGTAAAATGGGATTGAGTGACCCTGCTTTGTTGATTACAAAGACTGTTCCTGATGGTGGGTCATTCATCAACGGTAAACGTGTTGCCGCGCATATCGCTGATGCTGTCGGAGCAAACGCGAACATTCACGCGCCGGGTGGTGTTATTCAATTCCCGTCAAGTTATGTTGGTGGTGACGGAAGTATTGTTCTCGCGCCTCACTACTTGGTCGGAGACAACACAGGCGGTATCGACTACGATGAGGATTTGGATGAATCTTTGATACCAACCAACTACACTCCGCGAGCAACAGGTGATGAACCTTCTAAGCCTCCACAAGGGATTGGAACAGAACCACACCCATCGGTGTATCACAAGTTGCATTTACAACCACGAAAGCGCAGTTCAAGCAACCCTCCTGTCGATGAGATACCAATTCACTATCAAGAAAGTAAACAGTTTGCGTCACAAAAAGGTGGTGCGTTTGAGATGTTTGATGTTATCGACAACGATGTGGACGGACCAAACAATCTCATCGTTGTCCAACCAAGCAAGCGCGAACGAACAATGCAGTTGGCACGAACAACGCCAACGTCACTCGACGCGAACGACCCAACGTTCTTCACATTGGAATTTGTTCAATCGGTTTGTCGTATCAACTCAATGCAAATCAATGATACAGGAATGGGTCGAACGATTACAATGGAAGGTAAGGGGTTGATGGATGACGTCGCTGACCAAACCGTTGCATACACAGGCGATGGTAGTCCTGATTCACACATTGTCAAAGAAATTCAACCCGGCGCGCCTGTGGTATCAGTTACGCTTGGTGGTGCAGGTCAGGGTGCTATCAACACAAAACCAACGTGGGACCCTGCTACATTGTCGCGCGTCGGTTGGAACACTCGTCACGACCATACTACACAGGCTCAAGAGTTCGACACAGTCAATCACCGCATAACTGTTCAAGCATTGAACAACGCTTCCTCTTCTCTTTCATCATGGGCTACATACGGCTTCCCTGCTTCGGGTCGATTGTATCTTTCTAACGGCGCGAGCATTGCATACACAAGCAGAACAGGAACGTATTTTCAGTCTTCAGGAACTTCGGGTGCAGGAGATGATACGTTTCTTCTTGGTAACGGAAGAGAGGTGTTTTCGTTTAGCGATTGGATTACGCAAAGTCAAATTGCTGTTGGAGACACATTGACGCTTGACCCTTTGTTTGATTCATCGTCGATTTGTTCTGATGGAACAACCGTCAATGACCGATTGTTTCAGTCGCTTGGTTCTGTGCAACACGATTACCAACTTGGAACGCAATATGCAAGCACGCGCGCACTTGTTGAGATACCTTTATTCCCTCAACAATTTTTTGAAGACCGTGAAAGTGGTATTTTCCCATCACCTGACAACAGTATGAAGTTGCACTTCGATGCAACCATGACCGCGCAAGCATGGAATCCATCTCCTGTTGGTCGTCGCGCATTGAACAATCCTGCAAATGACTACGAAGCATTCGGTCAGTATCAGTATCGTTTGACAAACAACTTACCAATACGAACCACCGTAAGAGATTACAACAGAACAACCAATGTGTTACGCATTCAAGAAGGAGCAGGGCGAATACCTTTGTCTGACTTAAACGGTGTAGGGATTGTTCGCGGTGTTAGCACACGAAGAGCAAGAAGAGTCATTTTGGGTAACGGAGAGTGGTGCTATTACACATCGACAGGCGGTGCGAGTATTACATTAAGCGATGCCGACAACCACTCAAGTGAAGACTTTTTCGCGACTCTTTTGCCCGGTTCTGAAATACGCGTCGGTGAATTACCAAACGGTATCAACTTCCCAATGACAGGTGATGTTGGATACCCGTCATCAGGACAAGAATATCGACGCCCGTTCTATTACGACCGCAGTAGCGTTCTGACTCAAGGAAGTGGTCTTGACTACGGGTTGCGACAATACGTCAGCGCAGTTGAATTCAAAGCAGGTCCGACAGCCAACCCACACTTACCGCGAATCAAATCGAAAAATGCGAAAATACAACTTGTGAACTGCACACACACAACGTTGCAACAATTTCAATTTAAAGGCGACTTACCAAAAGGACATTTACCAACCAATTATGCATTCGCGGCTATCAATGAAGCGACAGGACGTAAGTATCAAATTACTTACAACTCAACAACAACGCCCATAACAAAATTGCTTAACACTCAACCTCATCCTGTTCTTGATAGCACAGCACCGCTTTTACCAACCACAGCAGGTTCTTTAGCCACTTTGACAATACTTGGCATTTACGCGACAAACACAACGACGTTTCCTGTAAAGTTGGCTGACAGTATAGCAAACGCGACATGGAATAATCCATACTGTCCCGGCGGATTGCGTTATGGTGATACTGTTTGGATGAACATGCATTATACAAACCCTCATGCAATAGAAGGTATGTTCTGTAAATCGCGAGGCGTTCTAAACGAGTATGAAGTGTGGCGGGGGTTCAATGGTGGGAAAGGCGAATTGGGGCTTGAAGCAAGGGATTCTTTACCGCTTGAAAATTTCCTTATTGGCGATACTTGCATTGAGACTGCTCGCAACTTTGTTCAACATGTAAACAAAACCATTGAATTAAATTGGGGCGAACTTGGATACGAGACTGACCCAACGGATTCTGATTACATTGCACCACCTATTGTTGCATACCTCGACCCATACTTATCCACAGAACAAAACGCGCGCGTTTTGCTTTACGATGTTGCGCACGACCGTGAGTTCATTGCATTTCACGACTTACACATGCAGGTGCAATCAAGCGCGGCTACGCCAACAATCGAAGGTCTTGACGTCGCGGCAGGGTTCAAAACGCAACGTAAAGACAAATCTGTGGAATCAACAACGAGTGCGCAAACAATCAACAGCACTTCTTACAATCTCATATCAGACAAAGGTAAATCGCAATTTGTCGAAGGCGCGTATGCTCACAAAATGTGGTGGTTAATGGATAATGCATACATGACAACATCAGGTGTCGCAATCAATCAGTATGTGCGAAATGGTCGACAAACAGAACACACTATCAAATTTGGAGATGAGTCAACAGAATATGGTCAAGGGCGCGTATCACAATCTGTTATTGATATTGATTCAGCGGCGATACGACATGCTGAAACAATCGACCACGATACATCCGAAGCAATCATCGACGATGATGTAGGTCATTATGAATTCAGTTCCACGTTTTTCGACACACCCGAAGGAACGCGCGTTATATCAGCATTTTTGTGTATGAAAGGTAAACGCGCGACAAATAATGATTTGACATCTCATTACGAAGACAGATTGCAACATCTTCCTCATTGGGAAGAAATGGATTTCGTTCGACGCATGTCGATTGATTTAGGCGAGATAGCATTGAAAGAAGGTGTGACCGACATTGAAGCGGCGGCTCGCGAAGTTGTTCGTCTTATCAATCAAGGCGGTGCTAAAAACGGTCGAAGCAGTCAGCGTCGCCCATCTGACCAATACGCAGGAGAAGGAGAGCGATTCGACGTCAATCGTCGCTCAACATCAAAAGGCGGACACGACACAGACAAACCAACTGATGCTACTGCTGTCCATCATCATGCTGATTTTGCAGTTACAGGTTCAACATACGACCCTGCTCCATTTTGGTCTGATGGCGCGTTTACTTCATTTGACAGGGGTTCTCACATGGGTTATCTTCGCGCTCACATAGGACGCGTTGTTGAAGACGCTGATGGTAATGAAGGGTTTAGCATTGTTATTCACAGCACAGTTCCCGGCGCGACAAGTCGTAATTTTTGTGTGTGGCTTGACAATAGCAAAGGACAATCAGAATACAAACCGCAGTTCTTGATTGGTCATGGTGGTCGATTCAGAAATTTCTTTTGCACCCCTCCTGAAATTGCAGGTGAAAACATGCACCCCGCACCAATGCCAATTGACAAAAACGGCAAACCGTTTGCACCAATTACTACGTTGCGCGAATATGTAGCATTGGATGAAACAGCAGATGAATTTATCACAAATTTGCATCTTGGATACGATGAAGATTTCAATACAGCGGCAGGGTTTGAAACGCCAAACACAGGCGCAACAACAGGTCGTTCATCCAACAGCGGTTCGATGGAGTCATTTGAAAATTCAGGTCAGAAATACACAATCCGAGAAGGATTGCAAACAGGAACGCGCGCTAAATCACGCATTAACTTTGGCGGTATTGTCGCGGCAGGTATTCCCGGTTTTGCTCCTGATGCAGGAGAATGGGGGTTTGGTGAAAACGGAAAATCAACAGGAAGATTTGTCAAAGTGTATGGACAATACATCGGAGCATCGTCATCGTATTACGGAACTTACAGCATCTATGCACCTGCATCTCAAACAAACGATACAGTCGTTGGTAATGCAAACCTGTATGGTTTGAAATTTGTCGACCATCGCGGTAAATCACACATACTTCGTTACGTTTACCGTCGCGCAGGTGAAGAATTTACAAACAAAAATACTGTTCTTCCTACAACGATTGATGAAGAAACCATGATTTATTTTGATGACCGCGATATTGCGCAGGGTGGATTTACCATTGGTGCGAATATGTGGGGAGATGGAGAACAGGGAACGCCTTTCTTTTACACGGCTACGAACAGTCATCAATGGCGAGGAAACAAATGGCGAGGCGCGCATACACCAAACGCAGGATACGCTGTAACCATATCAAGCACAATCGCAAATAACAAATTGGTTATTGACGGTTCTGCGGGTTATCATGGTGACGGCATTTGGCATCATCTTCCTGACGTTGATGACGTGCTTGGTTGGATGGGATTCCCTGACAGCGGATTGATATGGTTGGCTATACCTGCGTCAGGAACAACTTACAATGACGTTGGTGTTGTTTTTTCATATGGGCGTCGAACTCATCATGGTCGCGGGTCATCATCTCCGCATGTGTTTCACGATTTACAAGGTGTAAACGCTGATGACATGGTGCAATGGTTTGGAAGCGCGGCAAAGTTCGGACCAACAAGTGTTAGCAATAACAATGCGCCTGTTATCATTAGCCCTCATCTTAACCAAACAACCATTGTGAGCGACGAGTTGATTGCCGCCGCAACAGCCTATGCGTTCACAGTCGACCCAAACGAAGACGACCAATACTTCGATTGCAGTCATATGCGTTCTCCTGATGGAAGAACATACGGAGAAATTATGGGTGAAAACGCACAAACAGCAATCAAGATTACAAAATTTAATCCAAACAAAAACGTCACACCATTACGCGATATGTTTTCTGTTTCGCTATCAAAAGATTGGGGCATTAGCGCAAGCACAAAAGAAAGTCCACATATTGCCGTATCGTTTGGAAGTGGCGGACAATACGGTGGAACATCAACAACTCAAGACTTGAATGATTTAATGTTGGATTGCGGCTATCTCCCTTCAACTCTTCTTACAATTTCAACGCGATACAAAGGAAGCAACGCAAACACAGCAACGCCTATTCTTATCAATCAAACAAACAACGCTGTATCAACCGACGATTGGCAAAAACATTTGCGCGGTGATAAATACACACGTTTTGAAGGCGACCATATTACACCCGCGCTTGAATCGCATACACATGAAATTGACCCGCAAACAGGTGGATTGACTTATCCAAGTGGAACTGCATACGACACTTATCAAATTCAATTGCGCGACCCACATCATTTTGCTATTCTTGGTCGCCAATACGCGTGGCAACTACAACACATCAGCGGAGGTAGCAATCTCAATCAAGACTCATCGACCGAGTTTGGTGGTGCAATTGATGGTTCATGGTCGCCGTTTCGACGAATGGACATCAATGAAGATACTTACTTATTTTGTGCCGCATTAAGTTCAATTGACGCGCCGACAGACGTTGCTCAACATCTTATTGCGTGGCATCATCACGATAGCAAAGGCGATTTCAAAGACATCATTGCTACAAATCTGATTATGCAACCGCTGAAATACGACAACGAAGTTCAGGGATTGCGATTACGAGCCAATCGAAGAGGCAACCCATTGTTGTATTTCAGGGGTGCGCAAGACAGTATTGACCATCATGTGCCTCTTTACTTTGGTGGTGGTTTTAGCGGTGTTGTCATGGACATTAACGATGGGTCTCGCGTTGATTACAGCACACATAACAAGCATCCGTATGCGAGTGGGCCAACAGGAAGCGCAGGATTGCAAGACATCGGTGAAAAGATGGGGTCACACGCTATCCTTGATACTGCGGCTTTGTATGCTATGTTCCCTGCTACTGCTTTGACAAACCAACATCGCGGAGAAGCAACTCCGCCATTCGCCAACGCTGACTTTGTGTTAAACACCGACCTCGACGGCAACACAAATACACACACGATTCCCAATACAACTTACACCAATGTCAAAATTGCACAGCCTGTGCCTGTCGTTCTTCGTTTTGCACACCCATATGCGCGCTACACAGATTCAACCAACAGCGTAGCATACATGATATTTGGTCCGGGTCAAGCCGTTCCGAAGCATTGGTATGGAGAAGGCGTTGCAATAGACGTAGCCAAAGAGCCATCAGCAAAATGGACAGCCGCGTGGAAAAAATACTGTTCGCTTGATGGTGTAATAGGAACAACGTTCAATCAAGGAAACGAATCAGGATACTTCTTACCAAACGAATTAAGCAACGGAACGCTCAATGGCGCGAATAATCAATTCTTACCTCCAACAGACGCGTATGGTGCAAACAATGTATTCCCTTACGAAACGTATCGACATTGGGAGCCGTCGTATGGTTCGCCAAACAGCGCATTCAATCAAACAATGTCGACACAAGCGCGCTACGTTAGCAGTCACTTTTTTGCACCAACAGCAGGAACGCAATCTGCTTCAAACGAATACGCGCACCCGTTTTCACATTATGCGGCAACTGCTCTTCACGCATCAGCCATTACGAATTTTAGCATTAACAAATTGATTTATCACTTCGACGGTGGATACACAGCAGGTGGTTCGTGGTTTGACAACAGCGTTCGTAAAAATGCTCCGCATCCTGTTACCGCGACATTGGTGCAACAAGTCAATAACGCGGTGTCATACATCGACAGACTTGGGCTTAACGCAACAATGTTCCGTGTTGGCTCTCAAGTGCTAACTGATTATGACCATGATTTGGACGCCGCTGTTCCTGATGATGTGTTTTTAATTGATGCAACGCGATGTCAAAACAGCGAAGAGTTGGCCGCTGTTGTTGCTTGTGCAATCAATACATATCCCGGTCGCTCAAATCTCAAGGCTATGGGTGGTTCTTTCTTACCATCGTTCCAAGACGCGCAACGACAAGACCGATACGGTTGGATTGACGTTGGCAATCTTGGTGCATACACAAACGCACTATCAAGCGGTCTTGTTTCGGTCGGGACAGCGTTACCAATGACGTTACCTGAAAACGGTTGGATACGCGTGACCAACGGCACAAATTCTTACTACGGATACTACTCGCATTATGACGTTGCGCAAGGCACATTTGTTCTTGGCATCAATTATCGTAGCGGTCAACCTCGTTTAGAAGAGCCAACTGCAACAGGAACAGGTGATGTTACTGCTGTCGCAGGTTCGGGTCATAAGGTGTATGTTTGGTCAAAAGCAGGTAATCTTCGATGGGACAACGGTTTCCAAGCATCAACAGCCTCGACGCGCACTACAACAGCAACACCGTCAGGTCAAATGTCGAACAGCCCATTTGACCATTACGCGACAACCCAAGTGCATTTCAACGGTGTAACAGATGCAATTGATAGAACGCGCGCGGTTGGTGCTGTTGGTTGGCATGGTGAGCGTTATTCCTATCTCAACAGTCTTACCGTTGTTGATTCAGACAACAACCGCGTAAGCGCAGGTCTTGGTGCTTGGCATCCGATGTTAGGGTTCAGTCCGTATGGTGCAGGTCTTGGTTGTCATCAACCATCTTCGATTGAATGGACTGTTACTGCGAACGATGTTGATGGGTCAGAATACACATGGAACCCTAAAACAAACCTGCACGAAGCCACAGGTTTGCATCAACGTCACTTTATTGTTATTTCTTATGAAGGCGATTTGCCAATTATTGCTAAAGCATCGCGCAACGGACAACAAACGTGCGGAGATATGTTGCAATTAAAATGGTCGACGGGTAAGCAAGGAGGAACAGTCACATCGTATCATAACGAACGATTCAACAACGACCGATACAATGCTGAATCAAACGCAGGACCGCATGTTGAGGCTATGTATGACACAACTATATCGCGCCCAACAGACTCATCTCCACTTTGGTCATCATCAGCATCTTCAAGCATTACACAAGGCGAAACGTGTTTGTTCCCAACAGGTGACTTGTTTTTCGACAAACAAGAAAATCCAAACAACGCATTGTATCCTAACGACAATTTGTTTGACTCCGAAACAGCAAAAGTCGAAATGACAGGATACAGCGATTACGAAACACATCGCGACGACATCAACACTTATTGGAAAGACCGTAGCGC